TCATCCCTGCCTCATTCGTTTGTTGCGCTCCATCAATTCACGTTTTCTCGCCAAGGTAATTTCGGCATAATGCCGCAATGAATCGCGCCTGGCGTGACCCGTCAGCATCTGCAGTTCGTCGATCGTTCCCCCCGCCTCCAGGAAGTGGGTGCAGCTGGTGTGCTTGCATCCGCGATAGACCCATATCCTTCTCACTCCGGCGGCATCGCAGGCCGCGTACCAGACCTTGCGTAACGACTCGAGCGTATAGCGCCGGTGATCCCGGCGCGCCCGGGCGTTGACGAACAGGTAGGGGCTATCGGTGTCCTGCTTTAACAGGTGCCTGGCAATGTCCGTGAAATCGCTGTCGCAGGGCACGTAGTGCTCCTTCCAGGTCTTGGTGGCCTGCACGACCTGGCGCTTGGACAGGGTGCGCCGGATCCAGAAGGCATTGTTGATCTGATCGTAATCGGTCTTGTACAGCGCGCAGGCCTCCCCCGGCCGGCGATAGTGCATGTTGAGCCACTGGAACACCGGAAGGTGCTCGGGCGGTATCTCGGCCAGGACCTTGTCGCGCTCCTGGTGCGTCAGCCATTCCGGGATCCTCTGAACGATGCCGTATTGCTCGCGCCTGGGAAAGGGCGGGATGCGCGGAATGCGCTCGCAGCGCCAGGCGTAGCCGAGCATGGCGCGAACGGCCATCATCACGTTGAGCCGGCCCTTGGGCTCGAGCTCGATGGTGGCCATGAGCTTGTTGAGCGTGTCGTGCTTGATCTCGTGCAGACGCATTGGATTCGCCTTGAAAAAGGGTTCGATCCAGTTGCGGAAATAGCTCTCGTAGCAGTGGATCGTGGCCGGTTTTCGTTTCGGCATGACATCGTCGCGCATCCACTCCTTGTAGAACTCGATCACGTCGGACCACAGCTCGCCGGTGAACTCCTCGAGGCGGAACTCGCACTTGCCGTCGAGGTATTGCTCCCAGCGGGCCTGGATCAGCGATCGGAGTTTGACGGCCGTCTTGTAGCCATTGCATCGCCGCAGGTCCGGCCGGCCATCCTTGTCGTAGTGGGTGCATGCCATGAACTCGCGCTTGTAGCGCCTGATTTTCACCGCCTTGCCGACCTGGCCGGCCCTCCAGGAGACCACCCACCGGCCCCGGTCGGCCTCGAAATAGATTGATCCGCCCATATAGTTCACCCCCATCTGTTGACTGTCATGGAGGTGATTATGAATCAACGCGGCGTTCATTGGCAAATCAAGTTCGCTATTTTTTGATCCTGTTCAAAGCCGGCGGTCACCCACCAGCTAAAATAAACTCATCTGCACCGGGCGCGCGGGCTTTGGCGGCGCCTGCGCCGGCCGGTCCGCCGACCTGGTGAACAACCCGGTCTTGTTGGGGATGTATTCCGGCGAAATTGGCGGCGGGTTGATGTTGAGCCGCGGGTTTTTCGCCATCACCTCGCCCATGCAGACCGGGCAATACCTGAGAAAGCGCATGTAGCGCTGGTTGTGCTTCGGGCAATAGTTGCTCAGCTCGTGCCAGTAATCGGCCATTTGCGTCACCATCCCACCGGCTTGCGTCCCGGCCGCTTTTTCGCCAGAAGATAGGCCAGGGGCGGTTTGCCGGCATGGGGCCGGGCCGCGTACCAGCGGCGCGCGCGGGAGACGACCCGCGACTTGCACGTGGCGCAAAACGGCGATTTCAGGCCCACCGGCGGCCGGTTGCATCCCGGCACGGCGCACACCGCGCCCCGGGGCGGCAGATCGAACGGGAACCGGCCTCTTACCCTGGTCCGGATCGCCGCGTTGCCCGGCTTGGATCGGCCGGCGGCAAGGGCCCTGGCGGCCGCCTCGTCCGGCCCGCGGCCGCCGTACATCAGGCGGCAGGCGTCGCACAACGCGTTGCCCTTGTCCTTGCCCGCCAGGGGACAGGGGCGGCCCGTGTCCGGCCGGCACTTGCAAGGGCTGGCCAGGATGCCCGGCTCCAGGGGATTGACCCGCCGCGCGCAGCCCGCATCGTCCAGCAAGGGCGCCGCATGGAACTGACCGGGGATATCGCCCGAGGACCTGCTCGATCGCAGCATGGCCATCTATCCTTTCGCCACCGGCGTGCCGGGCAGGTGTTCAGCCCCGGCCGGCGCCCGGCAACTCATCGCCAGCAAGCCACCGGAAACGACAGCCTTTCCCCTGCGGCGATAAACGTTGGACATTTTTTCCCACTTCATGTACATAGCCACATTTGTTTCCATATTAAAACGGCACGTTAGAAAATCTTTCCACTTCAAGCGCGGAGGTGTCATGCGAAAGTTCTCCTGGTCCAACCTGTTGATCCTGGTACTGGTGGCCGTGCTGTGTGCCTGTTCGGGCGGCGGAAGTGATGACGGGAACGAAAACGGTGGCGACATTGTCCGTTCCTGGGGAACGGCCGAGACGCTTGAAACCAGCAGCCAGGACGCGGAAGCTCCGCAGATCGCCATGAGCGACGACGGCACGGCCATCGCCGTGTGGCGCCAGTTCGACGGCACGCAATACGACATCTGGGCCAACCGCTATGACGGCAGCTCCTGGGGCACGGCCGAACTGATCGAAAGCGATGACACAGGCGACGCGGAATTTCCGCAGGTCGCCATGGACGTTGACGGCGGCGCTATCGCCGTGTGGGGCCAATTCGACGGCACGCTTACCAACATCTGGGCCAACCGGTTCGACGGCAGCGCCTGGGGCACCGCCGAGCTGATCGAGCACGACGACACCAACAACGCGGCATTTCCGCAGGTCGCCGTGGACGCCGACGGTGGCGCCATCGCCGTATGGGAGCAATACGACGGCACGCGCTTCAGCATCTGGGCCAACCGCTTCGATGGCAGCGCCTGGGAAGGGGCCGGGCTGATCGAAACCGACAATGCCGGCGACGCATCTAAGCCTCAGGTCGCCATGAACGAAAGCGGCCAGGCCATGGCCGTGTGGAAGCAATCCGACGGCACCCGGAACAACATCTGGGCCAGCCGGTTCAACGGCAGCACCTGGGACACCGCCGCAATGATCGAGGACGAAAATCTGGGCAGTGTGAACAGTCCCCAAATCGCCATGAGCGCCGACGGCCGGGCCATCGCCGTGTGGGACCAGAACGACGGGTTCCGGGACAACATCTGGGCCAACCGGTTCAACGGCAGCGCCTGGGGCACGGCCGAAAAGATCGAGGACGAAGACCTGGGCCATGCGAGAGACCCCCAGATCGCCATGAGCACCGACGGCGACGCCATCGCCGTCTGGCATCAATACGACGGCTTCCGGTTCAGCATCCGGTCCAACCGGTTCGACGGCGGCGCCTGGGGCACTGCCGTGCTGATCGAAGACGACGACACCGGCCACGCGACTTTTCCGCAGGTCGCCATGGATGCCGACGGGTGCGCCATCGCCGTTTGGTATCAGTATGACGGCCTCTGGCACAACATCCAGGCCAACCGCTTCGATGGCGCAACCTGGACCGGGGCCGAAATGATCGAAGACGACGACACCGAAAACGCATATGATCCGCAAATCGCCATGACCGCCGACGGCAACGCCATTGCCGTATGGCAACAAACCGCCGACGGCAACCACGACGACATCTGGTCCAACCGCTACGAATAACGCAGCGGCCACCGGCGCCGGCGCGCCCGGCGCACACCCGAACCAAGCGAGCGGGAAGATTCTCATGGCCAGATGCCCCTGTCCCGGGCCAGCCACTCGGGGATTTGCATGATGCAGTCCACATTGTTTGGCAGCATGCGCAGGTCCTTGACCAGGCTCTTGGGGATCCTCACCGTGCTCTCCCCGTCGTAGACGAACCAGCACGCATCCGTTTCGCCCTGCAGCTCGCCGCAAAACTCCACCGTCTTCACGTCCATGGCCGGGCTCCTTTCGCAGGGGGGATCGCCTTGGCCGCGTTTGTCCGGGCCGGGCAGCGGGGCGGCGCATCGGGCCGAAGATCGCAACTGTCCCGGCACCAGCGCGAGCCCGACTCCACGCACGCTGCGCAAAAGGCCGCGTGCAGGGCCCTTTTCCGGGCGAGCTCGGCCACTTCCTCGGGGAACAGAACGTGTCTCATGGCGCCATCTCCTTTAAAGGGTGGACCCGGGCGGCCATGGAGGCCCGCCCGGGCGGGGGATAAGGAGGGGCCGATACTGGCGCCTCGGACCCGGGCGCTGGGGCGGCGGCAAAGCACGAGAGGGTGGCGGTCTCGCGCCTGGCGGCCGGTGGAAGATTGGCGATGGAGAACAGCAGATAGGCGATGCAGCCCAGAACGAGGATGAGAACGGCGGCCTGCCGGACGATGGCCTCAACCCTTGCCATGGCACCGCCTCCTTAATTCCTGGAAAAAATCATAATTGACCCAGATGCCGAACGACGCGCGGTCGCCGAGCCGCCGGTTGAACGCGTTCTGCTCGTCGTAGGTCATTTGCAGGTAGGCCAGCGGGCCCTCGCCGCTGCGGCCCATGCGGTAGAGCACGCACAAGTGCCTGTCCGGACCTGTGCACGGCGTCATGGCTCCCTCCGCGTGCCCGCGTCCAGGAGCTGATCGAGCTCGTGGCGGGCCTTGTCGTGGGCGTTTCGAATGCGGATCAGCTCGGTCGTCTCCAGCCGGCCGTCCTTTCGCGCCTCGCGGATCCGGGCGCCCAGCTCGCCGATGGCCACGGCCAGGTCGGCCAGCTCCAGGTCCGGGCACCCCTTGTCCGACGTGGCCGTGCCGTCTTTTTCCACCACCGCCAGGCCCAGGGGGGCGGCCAGAAGATCCAGGGCCGCGTGGGCCACGTCCCTGCGGCCGTGATCGTCCAGGGCGTCTAAAAACAGCGCCACCTGGTCGAGCACGTTTCGGCGCGTCACCCCGCAGTGGCGCGGATCGGCCGCCCACATCTGCATGTAGCGGGTCGTTCGGCCGAAAATCTCGTGCATCCGGCCGTCGGAAAGGGTTTTGCGGGCGATGTGGAAAATCTGATGGCTCTGGTATTGGTACCGGTACCGCATCTCATCCCCCTTGGCCTGGGGTTCGTTTTGCGCCTGTTTCGAACTTTTCTGGGCAACAAGCCCCCCGGTAAAGATCTGAAAGAGCGGCCCTGATCTCATCGGGCGTGCCGTCGAGCCAGAGCTGCGGTTCAGTGCAGGTCACCTGGGCCAGGCGTTTGGCAAGCTTCCAGGATGGTCGGCGACGCCCATTCAGAATGTTTGAAATGTACGGCTGTGTGGTGCCTGCGGCCTGGGCTACTTGGTTTTGTGTTTTCATACCTCGTTGAAATATTACGTGACGTAATGCAAGTCAAGCGAAAAATTACACCATGAAATGATTAACTGTGATATTTCACCTTGGAATGAATACTGATATCAAAAAATATAAGAAAAACTTCTGCTTAGCCGTTAAGAACTGGTTTTTTACCAAATATAACCCAGTTAAAAGAGGCGATGTAACTGCGGCTGCGGAATATTTAGAAATAAGCCAGCCTCTGATGTCGCTTATTCTGGCTGGCGAAAAATGGTGTGGGGAGGAAACTAAGCGCCGTGAAATCGCCCAAAAAATCGGCATCCCCTACGAAGAAATGATCGGCCTGAAAGCCGGAGGCAACGATCAGACGCCCTGCCCAACGGAAAGCACCTGCCCATCTGAACAAAACGAAAAGACCGTCGATGAATCGATGGCTGAATTGATGAAATTGCCCCCAAAGAAGAGGGGGATCGAAATCGTCATGCTCGCCGCCGCCAGCAACATGATCACGGACGTCCAGGTGTCGCATGGCGACCGCGAACGCAGCGACAAGTATTTCGGCCCCCTGAAACGCTATTGGGATGGCGAAATCACCGAACAAGAACTATATGACGAGTCCTACCAATTCTTTAAAAGAATCAGGGAAAAAGCGGATAAACTGCTCAAGGAACATGGTCTGAAGTAGGGACGTTTAAGATGCAAGCCGGTAATCATTCTTAGGGGTGGGAATGATCTACACTGCTATCAAAACGCTTGAAAAGCGCTGGCCACTGTTCAACCGGGAACCTCTCACAAAAGCGCACTGCCTCAAATTGCTCGAAGAGATGGGCGTCATCGCGCTTGAGGACAGGCAGGTGCCGGAAGCGATGGCCTTGTGGTACCAAAAAAAGGCCTTCGTGATCTACAATCCCCATCTGAGCGACAGCGACCTTGTGCTGAACATCGGGCATGAGCTCGGCCACTTCGCTCTCGGCCACATCAAATCCACCCGCCTGCCGATACTATCGCGCATATTCAGCAAAACCATAGAAGAAAAAGATGCCGGCATCATCGGATTTCTCATGTGGGCGCCGACCGCCGAGCTTTGCCGGATGTACGACAAGGGGCGGCTCAATATCGAGGAGCTCTACCGTTACGTCAAATTCAGGGACGGTGACATCGAGGAGGACAAGGCGCTACGGCTGTGCCACAGCCGTATCCGGATTTTCAACGGATTGCAGCGAACCCTCCGGCAGCTCAGGATGCCGGTGCAATTCCGCGTGCCGCCGTATTTTGGGATCTAAGCGGGGGGTGCTATGCGATCTGGGAACAGAAGACCCCTTTTTTAATTATTTTATATATGTTGTTAAAATTTCAAGAATTTTGTCAGCATGTTGATAAATATCAACGGTTGACTCGATCGGGATTCTTGTTTCAACTTTGTTAACATCGAAAACGCCGAGATATTTGTTTTTGCTGTTAAACCACAATCGACAAATTGGCTTCCTGTTATTATCGTCAAGCAGAATGCCCATATAGGATTTGGTGTCTCTGTGCATGATTCGTGAGGGAACAACTTTTTTTGCGCAGATTGCCCTCACTATATTCCAGCCATCCAGTTCTTCATCAGTAGTAACTATGTCATTTCGTGTCGATTCCTGGCCTGATTCAGAAGCTACCTCTGGAACGTTTTCAGTTGTTACATTTTCATTTTCCAGAGCGTAACGGAGTCGGTCGCTTACCTTATCGCTAAGAAACTGATGAAAAGCCTTTGCCACCAACGGGGTAAATAGTTCTCTGTAAGTGGATGTAAATCTGCTGCTTGGAATTACCCGCTGAAAAAAGAACCTTACAAACTCTTCATCGGGGGACTCTGATTGAATTTGAATAACCTTTTTAATCTCGGAGGTATATTTGAGCTCACTTGCAGTACTGAGCATGCGATCAAGGTCAAAATCCTCTTTTGCCATTTTTTTGACCTCGAACAGGGCATTAGATTTTGGGTTGGAAAGGTCAAGTTCTAAAAATGGCTTGTTATCCATCCTATTAGTTTCTTCTAGATCAGAAAAAAATTTGTATTGGATTCCATTCGTTAAAATGGCAATGCGCGCTTTTGTTACGCTAAAGTAACGATAAAGCTGGCTCATGCATTCTTGGGAAAGGTCACTATTTGCCTTTTTGCATTCGAATAATATGATGGTCTCTCCATCTCGCATTATTGCATAATCAACTTTTTCCCCCCTTTTAGTACCAATATCAGCAGTGAATTCTGGAACGACCTCCTTGGGATTAAAAACATCATAGCCAAGGGCAGCAATGAAGGGCATGACAAGAGCGTTCTTGGTGGCTTCTTCAGTCTGTAGGTGGTCTGTCAATTTTGGAAGCCTCTGGATCAATGCTGCAATTTTTTCATCGAAGCTCATGTTTAATCCTCCATTCATTCATAGCGCTCATTTTTCTTTTGGAGCTAACGACAAGCTGTCGGGCGGCATGGCCCTCGCCGTACCGACCAGCGTCAGGTTAGGCATTTTTTGGTATCCAGTTTAGCTGATTAGCATGAAGGAACTCTAACGTATTGTTATATTTCGTTCTATTTTTTTCGTCAGCCTTACGCTTCATTGCCTCTAGTGGCCTGATGAATACACTTTGTCCGTTTATTTGCCCGTTGTTGAAAGCAAAGGCATAGACTGGGCCGCTCAATTCTGAATTAATAATCCCATCGCCAGGTATCATCCTGTAGACTAAGCGTTCATGAGCTGGCAAGCCTATTCGATCTAGTTGCTTGATTGCGGACGGAGTAAGAACGAACCCTAACCAATTTTGGCCTTCTCCATATCGGTAGGCCTCAATGAGTGCTGGGCCTATAAATACGTTGCGTTCAAGTTGAGTGTACAAATCACCGCAAGAGATGGCTCCACGAACTGGGATTTGATTCATAATCAATTTTTGAAAGAAAAGGCGACCGGCTTGCTCAACTAAAGCGAATTCTTGTGCGGAATTCGACTGTGAAAAGATTATAAAAGTGTCAGAAAACCACGAAAACGAAATACCATGTTTTCCTTTATCGTTACGCGAAATATCTATGCTATCGAGCGCTTTCTCGTATAGAGGAAGTATCTGGTTAATGCTTTTAGTTTCGACTTGTCGTGCGAATCCAAGTAAATCTAAATAGCAAAACCATCTAGATCGATATCTTAATTCTTTCGGTAAATTTATCTTCATCGCGTCCACTGCCTAACGTCGTCTTCAGGGGCTGCAACGGCCTATCAGCAGTCCGACTGAAAGATATGGTTAGAGGTTCTCGTTCGATTTTACTTTTCGCTGTATTTCTACAACCATGCTTCTAAAGTCCTTTTGATCTTCGGAAAAAATAATGTCCATCACATAATCGATTGGAACAATTTTGGTGATGCCTGTATTTTCAATCAACAGAAGCTTTTCGTGCTGTTGCTCCTGATCAGTTTTTACTTTGTCCATTCTTAATGGGCTTGGTACAAATTCAGTAACAATTCCTAACAATCCAAATCTCCACCCTGCAAGCAATGGCCCTTTTTCCGAACGCTCTATAAGAACATACGCTGGACCGCCGCTGTTACCACCAAATGCCTGACAGTCAATGAAATATGCTTTTTGCTTTCCTCCAGGAAGCATTATCTCGCTTTCAGGAATTAATGATATAGTCCCGAATCTAGAAAGAACCATATTTGGTCCTTCCTCAGCAAATATGTATGGAACCAATCCTAAGGTAAATACCTGGTCTCCTTGTGCCACTTTGTATTTCTTTAGCCACTCAGAAGATGCAATAAACTCATCATCAGATGTTTCAATGGGCTTTACCCCAATATCTAATCTATCCATAATATTAAAAATATTTAATAGGGCAACCGCAAGATCGATCGACTCGTTTGGGTGCTCTATCCATCTTTTTCCCTTAATAGTATAGGTGGGGAAATTGATTATTTCTGCCCCTATTTTTTCTTTCAAATTGAATCTAATTGAAAGAGGGGTCGATGGATTTTCAAGAACTGGTTTGATTACATGTTTGGCAGATATTAAGTAGCAGAAATAGTTATTGTCTTGCTTCATAAAGAGCAAGAAACCTGTACCTACAGGTTTCCTATTTTTCATAACGAAGACGCAGGAATTTCTTACCCATTCTGGGATTGTAAATACCCCAGCTATAGTGGTTTGACAGAGCGTAAACAATAGAACAAACGTAATCGTAACCATCTTTACAATACGCATATGCTCTCCTTTAACGTCTTTCTTTGGGGCGGCATGATCCTCGCCGTCCCCAACAGAAAAATGCTATGTGCGCATTTTATAAAGGTTTTCATTAATTTCAAAGATCGCTGCCTTAAGGACCTGCAAACATATCTTAGCTGTATGCTCTCTTGGATTAAAACCTGAACTCATCTGCTCGAACGGATGTATATAATTCCTGAAATCCCTTAATGAGTGACTAAATTTTTGAGTATCATGTTGTATAAGGCCAAGATCTCTTGCTACATCGATAAAAGCGCTAAGGCTCCAATCATGGAACTGCTTAACTTTTCCGTTTCCATCTTTGGGTGATGATTTGGCCATATTGAAATTTTTTGGATACTGAATGGCAAGACCCAAAAAAATACCTTCAAGGGTACTACCTGCAAGAAGAATAACTGCTAAAGGCGATCCAGATGAGAAGCATTTTTCAATCTCTTTTATTCTATATTGCAAAACATCTGAAACAACACCTTCAAGCCCTATACCTTTAACATTCACGTCATTGAATTCTCGATTGAGAAAATCATTCTCTGTTTCTTCAGCAATGTCGCAATCATCAATTTCAACTTTATCCAGTTTTTGAAATATGATATCTGCGCCATTCCGTACAACCTTCCATTTATCAAAGGCCAAGAATTGGTTAAAATCTTTTATATATGAGTCCAGCGCACCATACTGGCCGATAAAATTGACTGGTGCAAATACATTCTTTATACATTTATCTAATTCTGGAGTGCCATTAATCACCTCTAATTTTTGATCCGTGAAATACCAACGCGAGGGAAAACCTTGTCCATAAGAATCATTAAAACCCAATTCATTAAAAAATTGAACAATCTTAGGTCCAGATCTGTATTCCGTCTCCTCATTTATTAGCTGTCTGAGTTTTTCTAATGTCTTCTTACTAAGAATCATTGTATTACTCTAATTTCACATGCATTAGTGCATTAGGGGACATACATGAAAGTATAAAAAAACATGGACGGTGTACAGGGTGTACAGGGACGCCTTCAGATTTGTACATTTGCAATCCATTTTCTGCAATATAGCTCGGGTAATGTAAAAATCCGAAGGGCGTCCCTTAAATCCACGTCCCTTAAATCCCCCAAAATTATAAAGCCAGAGATTTTTAAAATTTTTTAATTTAAATCTTCGTTAAAAAGTATAACGGCATTGTCACGGGCGGCATGCGCCGCTGCCTTCCCGTTGACATTTTGGTTCGATGATTCCTATGGAGCTATATCAAGTGCACGATGGAATGCAGGATGCACATAAAATGCTTTCTTTGAACTTTCTATATTTGGTAAATAAATTTTTAATTTTTCAATATCATATGCCAATTCGAATGAATATTTAACTTCATCACCAAATTTCACGCCTAAAAACGAAAACCATAGCAAAATATCTATAATCTCATCTATATTTTCAGACTGCACATTCGAGTCCAGAAAAATTAACTCTATGTCATCTCTAGAAATACTCGGTTCTTTTCCAATGAACAGCTGAATTAATTTAGGATATTTTGGGAAAACGTCTCTGATTTCATACTTCAAGTTATTAAATTCATCTTCAGAGTAGCCTTTCTCCGCAAATAATATATCATCTTCAGTAACCCGATTATGCTCTCTGCTAATTGCCGTTTGAATACATTTTGTTATGAAATTAAGAACAGACCTTGGATGGTAAAATGACCTTTCCAGAATATATCTAAAAGATTCCATTCCTCCAACATGAACCTCAAATAATTTTTGCCAAATATCCCTAAAATTTGTATCTATTATTCCTTCCGTTGCAACAAACCTTTTTCGTACCAGCTCCTCAAGTAATATCTGATCAGACCAATCGAGGTTCGCAATTGATTCCTTACCTCTATCTGGCGTATGCTCAACCAAAAGATCACAAATATCTTTCCGCAGAAAAACTACACTATTAAAATTCACATCGTTTGATTCTAATTGACGTTGTATTTTTCTAGTGGCATTTAATAAGCTTCTAACTATGGCTATATCTGCTTCTGTTGCCCCCTTCATAGACCAGCCCTTATCAATATTATCAAATAATAGCCAAACTTCTTCTTTGTCTTTTATGTGCCCAATCACCAAGTCATTTAATTCTTTTACCTCAGATTGATATATCATACGGGTTATGTCTGGGGACTTAAGTTTTCCCTGCAGTTCTTTAGGATATGCATTAACAATTTTTTCGACAAGTGCGAGAATGCGTTCAGAGAAATCCCCACCAGAATCATACTGATGCTTTTCAAATTCAAATTTCAAGTTATCGTAATTTTTTAAACTTCGCGGATCCTGCCATGCACTACCGCGTTTGTTTTCAAGAATCTTTTTTGAAAGCTCCAAAAGGATCAGATAGTTCCAGAACGATGTCAATGTGTGCAACTGCAATCCTTCGCTCAAATTATCAATTACAAACTCTTTGAGTTTCGTAAAATGGTGTCCTTCTGGTTTTAAATCCAGAACTATTGCATTTTTATTGTTAAGGACATCATTTCTAACGCCATAAAATATGGCTGTTTTGCCAGATCCTTTTCGTCCTACAACTAATCTTGTATTTCCTGACCTAGTTTGAAGAAACTGTGGAGTTTTTACGAAATACTGCCTTAGCGACCTTATTTCATTTTCAGCTGCAATATTTCCTATATTTATTTTTTCTAAGAGTCCTTTTATTGGAGTACCCGTCAATTCAGGTTTATAATAAAGTGATTCTGAAACTTCTCTGACAAATTTGTTGATAATATTAGGAATGGCATTATGATCCTGATAAATCACCATAACATCACGATAATCAATTGGCTGAATCGTATACCCTTCCTGCAACATAAGTACATGTTTACCTTTTGCCATCGCCAGTCCGCTAACAAAGGCGCACAAAGCGTTGTGTGTCTGAGCTCCGTCTCGATTTACGTCAATTAGATGCGCAATTACAGCTTTTGAATGGCTAACCTGTCTTATGGCTTCATATAAAGATAATCGCGTTGTCTCATTTGGGTCATAAGTTCGGAATCTAAATAAAGCAGATTTTTTTAGGGAAGAAATCAGTTTTACACTTCCATCAGAATTATAGGGGCTCCTTAGAAGGAAAGTAGGTTGGCTATCATCAATTGCGTGAGTGGATTCTTTTATGGGCGTAAATGAATCTTTTCTAGTTACAATTTTCCGTAATTGTTGACTGTTTTGAAAATCTTCATATCCTAGTACGTCAAAAATTCCTAATTCTTCAAATATCTCTTTATCCTTATTAAAAGAAGTATCTCTAACTGGAACTACGGGCTTACCCATGCCAATTGCATAGCCAATTTCAAATAAGACATTAAAATTTAAAGTCGTTATGTTTGCTACGACAAAATCTGAGCTATTGATTGCATCACAGATCTTGCAAAAAATTATTTGTCCAGTCGTTAGGAGGTCTTCCCAGGATTTCCAAGAAGCAGCTGATGAATGCTTTTGTAAATCTCGCACAGCTGATAAAACTGTTTGGGATAAGTGAGCTGGGGTGCTTGGATAGATAAAGAAACCGTTTAATGTCTGATTCTTAGGTAGTAAATCCTCACATTGGCCTTTCTTGTATTCGCAATACTTAGATACGACCATTGATGCTCTCCATTATATTAAAATCGAAAGATGAGCTGTGGGGCGGCATGGCCCTCGCCGTCCCACACCAGCGAGTTGTTGGTGTACCGGCTTTCGCTTATGTATATTCTTCAATTTGGCTAAGTTGGGGACGGGATACGGACGGGATACGGGACGCCCTTCATATTTGTATATTTGTAATATATTTTCGGACATATTATTTTAGTAATATGAACGGCGTGCCCTAAACCACGTCCCCTGAACCCCTAATTTTAATTCGGCCCTTTAATCCTCCGGTCAAGTTTAATTGGTTGTTCGGGATGACTTATGTCACCCAGTTATCCGCTTAACCAGCAAAATGAGTGAAACAAGCGCAACCGCGAATTGCATCGTAACGATATAATTGGTAGTGTTAAATCGACCAGTAATACCTTCTTTGGATTTCTTAAGCAAAGGCTCTATTAATTCATAAAGACCGAGCTCTTTCTCGTAAGCTTTAATTATTTCAAACTTTTCTTTTTGTCGTCGTCTGTGATGCAGGGCTATAATCAGACCTGTAATTGCAGTGCAAGATACGCCGATATAACCTACAACAAGGACAAAAGAGTCAACCCCTTTGATCTCTAAGCCAACAACACCGATGAAAAAAAGGATTGAGTACTGAAGGACTTTCCATGTTTGGTCACGCATGTGGAAGTGATCCTGCCATTGAGTTTGTAGATCTTGAGAAATATTTTGCGGACTTGCGACCATTTTTATGTCTCCTTGACCAGCACGAACTGATTTGTGGTAGGGGCTTTAGGGGACGGGCGGTACCGGGACGCCCTGTATATTTGTAAATTTGCGATTCATTTTCTGCAAAATCGTTCGGGTAATGTATAAATGTGAAGGACGTTGCTTCACGTCCCAACGTGCTGCTTTGGGGCGGCATGCCCCTTGCCGTCCCCAACAGCAGGTGGTTGGGCCTCTCATTACATTAGTTCACAAGCCCAGAGCCAAGCTTACCAACTGTTAAGTAAGGGCAGCGGTGCAATAGTTCTGCTAAAGCGATAAGGTCGGAAGTCCTTTTTTCGCTCGGCGGCATGCCATATCCATTATTTATTCTCATTGTTTTTGTCAGTTAAAAATTTAACACGATACTTGAGCAAAATAAAATATAGAAGACTTCCACCTACCCCTAATATTATGGAGATTATAAATATTGTTTTCATCTTTCCGTGCCTCCTTATCTTTAGATTCCCGACCTTATATATATCAAAGCACACACCCTCGATTGTCTATAGCAGTCCAGCGTAAATTCATACGTATCTCTCCGGCTGCCCAACTTTAATATTAGTCGTCACGATCGTTTATAATACAATCATATATTATCCATCAGGCATGCCTGTGGTCTGGGCGAATGACAATTATTCAGCAAATTGATTGAAACAAAAGCAAACATTATAAAAATATCGCCTAAAACCATTTCGATGCACTTAGGTTCGATTGTCGATCTGTGATGGCCCCCGCCTCCAAATGAAAAGAAATCGTAAACATTCACTGTATAGTGGACAGCTAGAATTTTTATCGCAGAGCATAATTGTTTGGCCCGATAGACCTGATGAAATAGAATTGGGGCCTTACCTGGGCCTTATCAGCACGCCCCTAATCCTTTGATTTAATAACCCAGTATCAAAAAAGACATAGGCCAATGAAAAAAAAGACGCCGCTTCATCCTTTATCATCTATTATATTGCCATGAATATGGAGCAGGGATCGCCTGGTACCTATCGCCATGGCTTTCTTATGTCAATGAAATTATTGAAAAAGACATTATAACAAAATGTTAGAAGGACAATGAAGGCTGGATTGACGGGCCGGTGCCAATCAGGCTATCGATGGGACAAAGAGGGGGATTTGTTTTATCAGAGGTGACACACCATGTGCGGCCGTTTCGTAGGATTTCGGAACCTTGAGCAGCTCAAGCCATATTTCCCCATCGATGAAGCCATCGGCGGGGAGGCGGTGGCCAACTACAATGTGGCGCCCACCCAGGAGATCCTGGCTATCGTCAGGCACGACGGACGCAACATCCTGGACCGGTACCACTGGGGCCTGGTGCCCTTCTGGGCCAAGGACAAGTCCATCGGTTACAAGATGATCAACGCGCGGGTGGAAACCGTGGCCTCCAAGCCCAGCTTCCGGGAGGCCTTTAAAAAACGGCGCTGCCTGATCGTGGCCGACGGCTTTTACGAGTGGGCGGGCAAGAAGGGCAGCCGGCAGCCGATGTACATCACCCTGCCGGATGAAACGCCGTTTGCCTTTGCCGGGCTGTGGGAGATCTGGCACGACAGGGAAAAAGATGGGGAAGCCTATCGATCGTGCACGATCATCACCCGGCCGGCCGCGGGGGGCATAGAGCGGCTGCATGACCGCATGCCGGTGATACTGTCTGCCCAGGCCTACGATCCCTGGCTCGATCCCGGCAACCAGGATGCGGCGCTGCTGGGCCGGTTGCTGGAAGAAAAGGCGCTGACCGAATTGACGTTTCACCCCGTGACCCGGGAGGTGAACTCGGTCGGGCACAACGATCCTTCCAACCTTGCGCCGGTGCAGATGGAGTTCGGGTTTTAGCGCGATGGCCCGCCGTTCCAACCACTTTTTACTTGAACCGCTTGCAATTCAGGCATGATGATTCTAAATGATTCAATCATTCGCAGCCCATTTTCATGTGTTTCGGGAAGATAAACGATGAGAGAGTTCAGCGTGATCATCGAAAAGGACGAGGATGGCTACTTTGTAGGCACCGTTCCGGCGCTCCGGGGTTGCCACACCCAGGCAAGGTCGCTGGATGTCCTGATGAAGCGGATCAAGGAGGCGATCGAGCTTTGCCTGGAGCTGCAAGAACCGGTTTCAAACGAGTTCATCGGCGTTCAAAAGGTGGCGGTCAATTCGTGACCACAGTCCCATCGAGTACCGGCAGCCGGCTTGTCCGGGACTTGCGCAAATTCGGATTTGAAGTGGTGCGCGCCAAGGGCAGCCAGCATTTCCTTCAACACGCAGACGGCCGGTGCACGGTCGTTCCCATCCATAAAGGCGAGACCATCGGGCGTGGACTTCTTGCGCAAATATTGCGCGATTGCGACCTGGATGGAGAAGAGCTCCAAAAGAAATTATAAAAGGGCGGCAAGATCATGCCGCCCAGGAGTATTCCGCGTATTTCAAATCCCGCCGATTAACCTGTCTCCACCTCATTCAAAGCCGCCCGCCGCTCCTCCTCCAGGATCTTCGATCGCACTTCCTCATCGGCGATGGCCGCGTCCAGGTCGGCCACGGTGACCCTGCGGCCGGTGGCCAGGGCGAGCACGTCGGTGAGCAGTTTGAGGCCCGCGGCCCACAGGGCGGCCTCTTCCTTGGTCATTGCCATGGGGGTTCTCCTTTCGATGGGGTTAGTTTTGGGTCAGCAGCACGAAGCCCGCGTCGATGAGCTGGTTTTTGGCCTTGCGGAACGCTTCCCGTTCGAACGTGTCGACGCGGCTCAGGGCCAGGGTGGCGCCCCAAAGATCCAGCGCCCGGCCCACGTCGTCGAGCAGGGCGTTGAACCGGCGGCGCTGATCGATGGCAAGGGACGCCTGGCTGTCGATGAAGCCTTGCTGGGCCTGGTTGTACCAGGTGCGCGCATCCAGGTAGACGGCTTTGGCTATAGCGTGGGGGTGGGAGGTTTCGCTCATGATCTGGGAGGTTGCGGTCTGGTTGGGGGCGCAACCGCAAAACGAGAGGGCCACGGCGCCGGCCACGAGCAGGGCGAGCACCAGGGGCAGGGCGATCGCTCCGGCCTGGCCGGTTTTTTTGGCTTTGGCCTTCTGGCGGTACTTGCTCACGATGGCCATGAGCACGCCGGCGGCGGCCAGGACGGATTCCACGGCGCCGAAGGCGGCCTGCTGGTCGTCGGGGCCGAACTCGATGCCCCGGCCCTGGAGGATGAAGGCGGTGAGCACCAGGGCGGTGCCGCCGATGCGGCCCCACAGCACGCTGCCGATCCATGGGTCAGTTTTTTGGGGGTCTGTTTTAGGGGGATCGGTTTTTGGGAGATCTGTTTTTACGGGATCTGGTTGGGCAAGATTGGATTTCAGCGGTGCGGTTTTCATGGCTTGGGCTTCTCCTTTGACGGGCTGCGGGTTGAAGGGTTTGACCGGCCGTTAACACCTGGGGGCCCGGCCGGGTAAAGTTCGTTATTTTTCCTGGGGCGAACCTGCCCGGGCCCGCCGCAGGGCCCTGTCCTTGGCCGATGCGATCTTGCGCAGGACGGCCGGGTCCATGTCGAAGGCGATGTGGCACCGGGCGCACAGGCAGGTCTTGGCCTGGATGCGGACGCCGCAGTAGGGGCAGATGCCGGTGATAGACTCGCCCCGGGGGCCTTTCATGGCGCTGTCCGGGACGGGTCTCATTGTTTCACCCCGGCATCGACGTTGAGCATCTTCAAGGCGAAGCGGATGCCGATCCACAGGAGGGTGCCGAAGCCCCCGGCGATGGAGACGGCGATGAAGCACGCCACCGCCCCGCCGATCTTTTCTCCCCGGCGCCGGATTTTGATCCAGGCCTTGATCGCGTCGCTGGCCTCCTCGATGCCCTTGTTCAGGTTGCCGTCGCCCATGTCGCGGAACCGGCCGACGAGGTGGCCCATCTCGGCCTGGGAGGATGCGGCCAGGCCGCACATGCAGCTTCCCTGCATGGTCTTTTCGATGATCCGCGCGATCTCTTTTTTGTCGTCATCGGACAAGGCCATGGGCCTTTACTCCTCGCTTCTGCTTATAGATGGATCATCCGCCATAGACGGCGATGGCAAGCGCCATGGCCAGGTCGACCAGCACCAGGATCAGCAGCGCCAGGCGCACCCGCGTGATCATGGCGGGCGCCTCAGCTCCAGGCGGCGACGGCCGCCCGCACCCAGGTATCGGCGGCCACGCAGAGGTAAAGATAGCCGGCGTCAAAGGCCATCTGGCCCGGGATGCCCGGATCGGCGGCCGACGCGGGCGGGTCCACCCATTGGGGCCGGCTGACCAGTTCCCAGGAGGATGGGCCGCGCACGGCCTCGGCGTTTTGATCCTGCACCCAGGCCCGCCAGCCGAAAGAGGGCGTGTGGTACTCCCAGGCGCCCGCCACGCGCACGGCGATCTCTCCCGCGTGGGCGGACCAGTCGCCGGTGGCGCCTGCGGGGATGATGTAGCGGTCGCCGTTGGCGGGCGAGGCCGGCGGGGCGGCGGTCTCCATGCTGATCACCGACAGGTGGACGACGGCGCCGAGTTTCTTTAGATTGGCGTCCATGCCGGCCTTCCAGCCGGATTCGCGGAAGTCCCAGCCGTAAAAAAGGTTCAGGTTCGGGTCGTTTTGTGCGGCCATGGTTTTTACTCTCCGTAGTGGTCGCCGTAGAACATGCCGTAGCCCCGGCACTCGGCGATGGTGTGGTCGTGGGTCTGCCAGCTGTTCCAGCCCCCGCGCTGGGCGTCGAGCACGAAGCGAAGCGATTCGTTGGGACGGCCCAGGGCGCCGCTGTCGGCGATCTCCTGGGCGATGGTATAAAGCTGGGAGGTGCCGACGATCCCGGTATAGGTGCGAAGCAGGGCGCCGGTCTCGCCATAGATCCTTAAGCGGTAGGTGACCCCCGGCTCGGGGCCGATGTTGCCCTCGTCCTGCTCCACGATGTAGGCGGTCTGCTGGATGCGGTCGCGGTGGGCCCAGGTGAGGGACAGGGCCCCGGCGATGGCAACCGGATAGGGCTCGGCGTTGACCTGGACGTTTCCCGGCGGATAGGGGCGGATGGCCCGGGCGCCGTAGGTCATGGTGTCCGTGGGGGCGGCGGCGATGTCAAGCTCGCCCTTGCCGGTGATCGGGCACCCCCGGGTCGTGGCCACATCACCCGATTCGAGCACCCGGGCGTCGGTGCCGTGGCGGCCGTCGGCGAACCAGATCCGCGTGCCGGCCGCGTGATCGGCGGGCACGGTGTCGAGCACGCCCCGGGCGATGGCGCACACGCCGGAGACCGGGTTGACGGTGAGCATCTTGACGAGCTCGTCTCCGATATAGGCGTAAGAGTCTTCTGCCACCAGGTCCACGTCGAGCATGTTCTCGAGCCGGATCTCGCCGTCCGTCTTGCCGATGGGATCGACCAGCAGGGCCGAGGGGGCAAAGGCGAAGGTGCCCCGGTCCATGTAGGTGGGGATGAGCGACCGGCCATAGGGCTGAAGGGTCCACAGGCGGTAGGAAAAGGCATCGTCCGTGGGCTTGACATAGAGCGTACCCACGATGCCGGACGTCTCCTCGAACCCGTCCCAGAACGTGGTGCTCTCGCCATAGAGGCGCACCAAAGAATAATAGGGAATCTCGACCAGGCGGCGGTAGGGCGACGGGGCGGGCAGGTTGACCGGATCGACCCAGCCGCTTTGGGGAACCTCCACGTAGCTGGCCTCCGGGGTGGCGTAGATGTCCTGCATGGCGGTGACGCGCACCTTGCCGGAAGACAGCGTGCCCCAGTCGATGGTGACCACTCGCATGACTTCTTGCTGTATGCCGTACTTGGGCCAGGAAAAGACAAAGGGCGAGCCCTCGCGCAGGCCCTGCACGGCGCCCACGGGCAGGGCCACGAGGGTGGCCGACGACAGATCGCTCGACGCGCTTTTAAGCTCCCTTGCGGCGACCTTGGCGGCCAGGGCCGCGCGGGAAATGCCGTGGTAGTTGATCGCCTTGTGGATGGTCTGGCCCAACCTCTGGATCATGGCCGTGTGGTGCACGGTGATCGACTCTTCCCGGTCGCCGGTCGCCGTGTGCTTCTGGTATTTTAACACCACGGCGTTGATCATCTCGGCCTGGGTGAGGCGCTTGTAGCTCTCCACCGATACGATGTTGGACGGATCGAGCACGGGCAGGTTTTCGATGTCGTAGTCGTCTCGAAGCAGGTGAAGCTCCCATTTGCCGGTGGTGCGCTCGACATACAGCACGGCATCGATGTGGCGCTTGATCTCGTCGATGAAGTCCTCGATGGAGATCGCCCGGTCCCAGATCATCGACAGGCCGAAGCCCTCGGCATACAGGGTTTGGGCCGCGGCGGAAAACGACGCGTCGTCCACGTCGCTTTCTAAGTACCCCATGCCCCATACCGTGTTAACGATGCAGGCCCGGATCATGTGGGCCGGGTTGGCGTCGCCCGAGATATTGGCGTTGCCCGGGTTCCAGCCCGGGGCCAGGCGGGCGCAGTTTCTCACCCGAAACGACCAGGGCTTAAGATAATGGCTGTCGCCCAGGTAGCAGCGGCGCAGCACGAACTGGAGCACGCCCCGGAAGGCGGGCGTCACCGGTCCGAACCGGGAAGTCAGGTAGCTGTTCTGGCCCTGGTCCGCGTCGCCGAACTCGATGTCGATGTCTCCGACCACGCCGCCCTCCTTGCTCGATCCGCCGTACAGCTCGGGCTGGTTGACGTGGATTTGGGAAGTAGAAGAAACGGCGCCGCTCCATACGATGTAGTCGTCGGTGCGCATGCCCAGCACCGCGTCCACCGGGCCGTGGCAGGCCACCATCTGGATGCCCAGGGAGTACTTGTAGCCGACGACATAGGTGACGCACTCGCTCTTGCTACCCATGGCGCACCGCCTTCAATAACCGCCGGCACATGGCGTCGTCGATGCCTTCCAGCCGGGCGGCCTCGATGCCGTTTTTGACAAAATCGTTCCAATCGATGCCCCGGGCCGCGGCCCAGCGCCGCACCCCGCCGTGGCAGTAGCGCATGCGGCGGATGTCGCTCAGATAGATTCTGTCGGCCGAACGGTCGATCATGTGCATGTCTTTTCCTTCTTTTCTTCCACCCGCAGGTGGCCGTACCACACCACGTTGGGCGAATCGATCCAGCGGGTGCCGAACACCACGGGGATCTCCCGGCCGGCGGAGGCCGTGGGCACCTTGAACTCGTCGATGCCGTAGGGGTCCGGCGCCTCGGGGGTGGTGGGCTTGGGCTTGGGGATGAGCACGTAGCTCAAGATGGCGATCACAAGGAAGATGATGATCTCGGCGGCCAGGCCCAGGACCCCGGCCAGGTGGATATCGGGATTGCCGGCGGCCATGATGCCGGAAAAGGCCCAGCCGATGGCCACGATGGCCACCAGGAACACGATGCGAAGCATTTTTGGATCAAAATTGCGCATGGGGCGAAGCATTGGGGCCGGAGATGAACGCCTGGCCGCCGGAAAAGGGTGTCCTTCCCGGTGTCATGGGAAAGCCGCCGTAGTTTAAGATGTTGTCGAACTTGGCATGGCACGTTGCCATCCAATGATCGCAGCCCGGATAGAGGTACGCCTGGCCGTAGCCGGTGACGCGCCGGTCGGTGACGAGCGTCTCTGCCGCGTGGGTGGCGATCATTATATATTGGCCCTGGTAGACGAGATAGCCGTTGTCGAAGTAGCCGTCGGCAAAGCCGGCCGCGGCCGGGACGGTGAGCGTGTGGCCGTCGTAGGCGGTGATGGCGGCGGTGACGCGCCAAGCCTCGGCGGACAGATTGCACCCCGGCTGATATAGGCCGTGGCGGCAGATGATCTGGTACATGGCCCGCAGGCCGGGCCGGCCAAGAGAAGTGAAGATCGACTCGCAGGCGATGGCGGCCGTGCTGTCCTTCAGCCCCACGCCCACGATGCGGCCCTTCCAGATCAGGTTGACTTCCGTTACCGGATAATCTGCTTCGAAGATCGACGCCGATACGATGGACTCGGGCCGCGTGCCCATAAACAACGCCACCAGGTCGTTGTCGCGCGGGGCGGTGATCTCGAGATCCGCCTTGTGGATCGATCCCATGGAGCGCAGATTGCCCCGCGACAGGCCCGGCACGGCGATGTAGGTGTTGGGGCCGTGGACGATGTTGCGGTCCGCCGACGTGTAGCGCCAGTTCTCGGATGCGGACTGAAAATGGTAGAGTTCAACTTTCATGGTCCGGGTCCAATCCGGTCAATCCGATGGAAGATGCGCCGCACCCCACGCGGGCCCACTCGATCTCCACGCGGTCGGCGGACAGGCGGCACAGGGGCATGAAGCTGATGCGGTCAAAGTCGGCGCCCGTGCCGTCGAACCCCAGGGCCGCGTCGAGGGTGAGCCATTCGGCGGCGGTCACCTCCTGGGCGTTTGCGATCTGCCGCAAGAGGACCTCGCCGGTGGTCCGGAACAGCGCCAGGTGCCGGAACTGGGGATTGACAAAGAGCATCTGGGTGTAACGGATGGGGGATATGACCAGCACGGTGTCGGCGGCGGCAAAGGGCTCGATGATCTCGATGTCCCGCTCGAAGGTGGGCACCCATACGGGCCGCAGGCGGCCGGCCCGGCGGTGGAGCCATTGGCGGTACTGCCAGGCCCCGGCCTTGGACCGAGTTTTAAAATGGGCCTCCTCAAAGGCCAGGCGGCCCCAGTCACCCCGGGGATCGACCAGGACCTTGCCGGTCTGGCCGTCGATGGTCTCGGCCGGCCGGATCACCTGGCGGGCGGAAAGCTGGCCCGGGGCGCCGTAGGGGGTAAGCCACGTATCGAACCCCAGGTACTGGGTGGCCGACGGTTCGGCCTCGAGCGGGTCGTTGTCCTCCACGGCAAAGCCCAGGTCCGCCTCGGTGTAGGCGGCGGCCTCGGTGTATTTGGGCGTGCCGTCCATGCGGGCGATGCGCACGGGCATGATCGAGGCCCGGGGGTAGGCGTTGTCCACGGGCAGCATGAGGGTGATCCCATCCGGCTGGATGTCCAGGATCGCCCGCAGTTCGCCCTGGCCCCAGGCGCCGCCCGCGATGTAGCAGTAGCCGCCCGCCTTGTACGAGGCATGGTCGGTATCGAAGCCGATCCACTGCTGGCCGGCGGCGATGGCCCCGATGTAGGCGGCCTCGATCCACACCGGGTAGCCGAAGTAGCGCATCTGCCAGCCGGTGGCGATGGCCTTGAGTGTCGCCCGGCCGGCGGCGGTGCCGATGCGATACTGGGCGTGAAAGGACTGGCGGGGGGCGATGCGAAGCTGTTCGCGCGTCTCGGGGCCGTCGTAGGCCTCGTTGACGTCGGTGAGCCAGGCGAGGACCTCTTTTAGGCCGGACCGGGGCCTAAAGGGAAAGGGGATGGAGCGGGTGCCCGTGCAGGTAAGATTTGGAACCTGGGCGCTGTCGAACACCAGATCGAACCGGGCATCGATGCCGGGCGGGCCGGCCATTTCGGTGACCAGGGTGGCCACGGCGTCTTTCATCGGTTCGATGGCAAGGGGCAGTGCGCCGGCGGTCAGCAGCATGCCCGCTGCGTTGACCGGATCGACGGACAAAAGCGTGCGCTCATCGGTCAGATGGGCATTGCAGACCAGGATCGTGTCCTCGCGACGGGCGAGCAGAAAACCGAAGTCCAGGGCGTCTGGCACCAGGTGCACCCATCCGAAGTACAGATCGCCCCAGGAGGCGGCCCGCAGGCCGGTCTTGCTCAATCCGGGTTCGGTGACCGGCTGGGTGTCGGTCTTTGCCCCGGCGCCGGGGGATGCGGCCGCAGGGGCCGACTGCGGCAGGGGGGCAATCGCCTCCCAGGCCGGAAAGTCGCGGTAGTACGCGAGTATGGGTTCGGCTAAAAGGCTCATGCGCCGGTCACCCTGATGGCGATGCCGTATGGGTAGGCCGCGTCGGCCCGGTTGCACGGCAGCACCACGAAGTCCTCGCCGCCCACGGCGATCTGCTGGCCCACGGCAAAGCCGCCCATGTGCGTGACGCGCGCCAGGGCAAAATGGCCGATGGGCAGCCGGTAGCCGGAGTACTCCACGCCGATCTGGGCGGGCAGCAGCGGGGCGAGCCCGCCGATATCGGCCGGCATGGATGACAGCAGCCCGTGCATGTAACCCCAATAGGAAGAGCTTTCGGAGGATATCGCGTATCCCTGCCCCAGCGACGAGATGGGGTGGATCACGAGGCCGACCGGCGATCCGCCGCTGTAGGCCCAGGCGTCGGCGAACCGCACGGTGCAGTTGGGGTAGTAGGAGTTGATCTGGTTGTGGGCAAAAATCCGCCGCATGTCGGCCGGGCCCAGGCCGTTGCCGCCCACGCCGAGGCTCGCGCATAAATAAAAGCCGTTGGGGGCCGCGCCGATCGCGCCATAGGGGGCAAGCGTGCCGAAGGCGACCCACCGGAAATCGCCCGCCGCTATCTCCATGGCGCAGATGAAGTTGTCGCCGTCGGCCGCCATGTGGTAGCTGGCCACCGCGCCGGTCATGTCCGCCACGGCGCAGGCAAAGATGTTGTCGGCATAGGCCATCAGGCCCGTGCTGCCGCGCGAAAACGCGCCGGGCATGTTCTTCCAGGCCTTGGCGCCCGTGGGCGATGCGCTATAGCCCGTGGAGGGCGAAAAGGCGATGCCGCTCATGCGGTAGGTGGTGCTGGTCCACGCGTTGGTGGTGATGGGGTCGGACTCGATGGTGGAGAAAAGGTTCACGCAGATCGCGCCCATTGAAAGATGCAGGCGGTGGCCGTAGGTCTCGGTGACAAAGCCGTTCTGGGTCCAGCCGTTTGCGACCAGGAAAAGCCGGATCTTTTCCAGCATGTCGTGGGCGTCCGTGGCCGATCCGATCTCGTAGTCCATCTTTGCTTCCTATGCGAGTTTGACGGCGCAGTAGTCGCCGATGGTGTTGCGGTAGACGTTTTGCACCACCAGGTAGCTGTCCGCGCCGATGGTGACGATGTTCTCCACCGCGTTAGAAAACCCGGACACGTGATGGATCCCGGCCAGCTCGCCGAACACACACCTGGACGGCGAAGTGAAGTCGATGATCACCGGGGTGAGCACGTAGCCGTCGTCGTTGGGGTTGGTGCGCATTTGCGAGTAGTGGTAGCCGCCGTTGGTGGCATAGGGCCAGATGTGCTTCCAGCGCGTGGCATTGGACAGCGAGCTGTTGTAGTAGTTCTGAACGCCGTGCCACTCGCCGAACCAGAACCGGGCGGACGATCGGGGGTTGGTCAAAATGGTGTTCTCCGTGCTCGATCCGTTGGCGCACACCGGCTGCATGACGCCGAACGAGTGGGTGTCGTGCACCGTGCTCCAGCGGCTGCCGTTGGATGCCGTGGAGGTGCCCGCGACGAGCAGGGGATAGGGCATGTTGGTGGCCGGAAGGTACGGGTTGATCCACCCCAGGTAGGCCAGTTGATAGATGGTGGAGATCTTGGCCACCACGACCACACGCCGGGGATTGACCACGAACCAGTAGGGGATCGCGCTGTTCCACAGGTGCAGCCGGGGAAAATGGGGCGCCGCGCTGTAACCGATGTTGCCCGGCTGGGCGGCGAAGGCCTGGCCCGCCTCGAACCCGGTCATACCGTTTAACTGCCAGTTGAACCAGTCCGCGCCGGCATCCGCTTCGGCCTTGATGCCGACAAAGATCGAATCCGTTCCGCCCAGGCCCTCGCCCTCGGCGATCAGCTCGGACCCGCCGTCGAAGCGCAACGACGCCCAGCCGTTGGCCAGCATGAAGGTGCGCAGCCGGTCGAGCAGATCGAGGTAGTCGGTGGCGGTGCCGATGGAAACGGCCATGTCACTGGTTCCTTCTCATGACGTTTTAAGATCACTCGCTCGCCGGACGGCGAGTTGGCCCACTCCTCGACGACGGACGGGTCCAGCACGTTGATGTTGCGCAGGTGGACCGCCACGCCCTGGCCGCCCTCCTTTAGCGGTTCGACGTACCCGCCCTGGTTGCCGCCCATCATCAAATACTGCTTGCCGCCGGTGCGCAGGATTTCGGGCACGCCGATCTCGTACAAGCCGCCGGGGGCGACGGGCCCGCCGGAATCGCGCGAGGCTGCGGCCACCACCAGGTTGACCAGGGACCCGACCCAGCCGTAGTTGCCCCCACCGCCGCCACCCCCCGAACTGCCGGAACTGCTGGCCGCCTGGCCGATGGCCTGCTGGATCAGGATCTGGGAGAGGGCTTCTGCGGCCATCTTCGCCATGGATTTCCAGAAGGCGGCCCAGTAGTCCTCGAAGCTCTTTAACTCGCCGGTGATGGCGTCGAAGAAAAAGTCGCTCAAGGCGCTTTGCATCTGCTCGGCGGTGTACTGGGTGATCTTGAGCAGCTCGTCGTTGCCCTTTTGCATCAGGGCGTTGCGCTTCTTGATCATCTCCTCGATGTCGCGGTAGCTGCGTTCGGCTGTATCGTCGGGCAGGTTGAGACTGACCATGTCGGCGATGTCGATGCCCAAGTCCTTGTCGGAGATGCGGATTTGAGCTGCGATCATCTGGCGGTAGTTTTCGATGGCGGCATCCAGCTCGGCCTGGAAGATCCGGGCGCTGTTGTCGAAGGGGACCGGTGCGGGTGGCGGCGTGGGGGTTGGGCTTGGCGCCGGGGCGGCTTTGGCCCTGCCGGCTTCGGCGCTGGCAAAATCCTCGGCCGAATAGCCCGGGATGGCGTTGATCCTGGCCTGCTTGGCCAGGATGTCGTCGACCATGCGCTGGCGTTCCAAAAAGCTTGCGTCGGCAAAGGCCTTCAGATCGATCAGGCCCTTCTTTGCAAGTCCAACGCCCTGGTCCCAAGTGGTGAGCACGCTGCGCAGGCCGGCGTATTTGGCAATGCCGGCCAGGGCATCGAGCACGGCCACGGCGGCGCCGGCGAGGGCGTTTAAATTTTCCGCAAAGTTGGATACCCAGGCGGCCATGTCCTGAGCCAGTAGATCGCCGTTGCGCTCGATCCACTCGTTGATCTTGGTGATCAGGGCGGTCTTGGCGGGGATCAGGTGCTTGCCGATCTTGGCCCGCAGGTCTTCCATGCGGCCCCCGAGCTCGCGCTGCTGGTTGGCGAGCCCCCCGCTGGTGCGGGCGTAGTCGCCGGCGGCCACTCCCGCCTCGCGGGTGATCACGGCCACGGCGGCCATGGTTTTGTCCAGTTGTGTCAGCTCGTCCTTGCTCTTTTTGCCTGTGCGGGCCAGGGCCTCGAGCTCGACGGCCGCCGCGTTGATGGTGCCGATGTACTTCTGGATGGGGTCGTATTCTCCCCGGAAGGCGCTATGCATGTCGGCGAGCACCTGGTTGGCGCCGCCGGCCACGTTGTTGAACGAGGCGATGTCGGCGGACAGCTGCACCAGGCGCTGGCTGGTGCCCACGGCCTGGCCGCTGTTGGCCCCGATCTGCTGGAACATGTAGCCCAGGGTGCCGGCGGCCTCCAGGGCCTGCCGCTTGGCCAGGCCCATGGCGTCGGCCGCCCCTTCGGCCCAGCGGTCGAGGGTGACGGATAGATCCTGCCCGAACACTTCGCGCACCTTGTTGGCCGTCTCTTCAAGGTCGCTGGCCGAATCGGTCAGACTGTTGAATCCCCGCACGATGCCGGCGATGGAGGCGCCGGCCAAGGCGCCGGCCAGGGCCCCCTTGAGCAGGGTGGAGGCCTTGGTCAGGCCGCTGATCTGGCTTTTGACCTGGTTGAAGGCCGCGTCGGCCATGTTCTTTGCGGCGAGCAGGATTTCAAGCTTGGCGTCGGCCATGGGTCAGATATATTCTCCGCGCATCTTGCGCCGGGTGTTGACCAGTATGTTGCGAATGGCGGCCGCCCGGTTCGCCCGCCAGAACGGCTCGATCATGGGCCGGGCCGGGGTGCGCAGCGTCGTGGTGCTTGCCCGCAGGAAAAACACCTTGCGCCGCAGGGTCTTTGTGCCGCCGTAGATCTTGTAGTTGACCTTGGCGCCCTCGCGCGCGAAAAGCTCGCGGATGGTCACGTTGCGCCGCGTTCTTCTGAAATAGGGCGCATCGGCGCTGGTGGTAAAGCCGCGCTGGTGCTTTTGGGCCATCTTGCGCCAGGTGGAAGAAGAGGCCGGGCCGACGAATCCGATCTTCAGGACATAGGGGGATTTGTCCAGGACCTCGTAGCCGATTCTCGATCCGAACCGGTAAAGGGGATTGTTCGCGCGCAGGTTGCCGACCTCATCCCATCTTTTGTAAATGCCCATCATGGTGCGCTGAATGATCGACAGCGGGGCAAAGCGCTGCCCGCCCGGGGCGCCGGCCCGGATCTCTTCGCGAAGCTTACGCATCAGGCGGAAGCCTTCAACGCGGACGGCGGTATTTTGGGCCTTGAGCATGCGCTCCTTGGCTTTCATCAAGCCATTGACCGCTCCTTTCGCGCCCTTGATCGTCGCCTCGACCGATATCATCGCTTTTTTCCTCCCGCTCCATCTGGAACCGTTCCAGGGCCAGCATCTTGCGCCACAGGCCGGCGGTCCACCTGACGCCCAGGTCGCGCGCGATGGCCCGCACGGCGCAGTAGTCCAGACCGATAAGCGCAAAGCCAGCCGCCCGCCATTGCGTGTTGACGTGCAGCCATAAATCCAGGGCCTCCCGATTGGCCGGCCATAGCGGCGTGGCGGATGTCGTCCACGCACACGAGGAGCACGGCACCGGACGGCCTTCCTGTTTTGCGGATGCTACGCATGTTCGGCAGTACTCCCTTCGGGTGCGGTCTGATCGCTCGGACCAGACCGCGGTGAGTTTTTTTCCTCTTCCTCGCTGGAAAAGCTTTCCTTGATGATCTGATTGAAAATTTTGAGCAGGTCGGCATTTTCCAGGTCCTGGTCCTTGAACTGGGTGTCGACCACGGCATCGATGGCTTCTTCTTTTTGATCTTCGGGCAGATCGAAGATATTGCAGCGCATGTATCCGATGCCATACTTGGAAAGCGATTTGATCTCGCTGCGGCGCAGGCCGCGCACGGTGACCATTTCTCCGGTGGATAATACTACTTCCCGCATGATCTCTCCTTGTTAGGCGTGGGCGTCGGCGTTGGTCAGCCGGGCCACGATGGCCGAGCCGGCCGCGCCGTCGTCGTGGTAGGCCTGAAAATCGAGGGTCACGCGCAGGCCCTGGGGGCCGGGCACCTCGGGGCCGTTGACGGCATAGTTGATCTCGGGCATCTCCAGCTCGAAGATGCTGCTGGCATTGCCGGTGACGGTGATTTTCAAGGCGCTCTCGGCGCTGTCAATGGCCTTGACCAGCAGGGTGTCGTCTTTAAAGAGCGTGGTGACCGATCCGCCGACGGAAAGAATGCCTTCGTTGATGTCGCCGCGCACGCCGCCCCCGCCGATGACAAAGGTGTCGGCATCCAGGCCCATGTCGATGTTGAGCTCGATCTGGGGGGAGTTGGAAAGCGTTGCACCCCCTTCGGTGACCGCGGCCTGGAAGTTGTGGACCCGGGAGAGGCCAATGGGCGTGGGCGAGGCCGCAAAGGAGCTGGCGGCGATCTCAAAATCCGCGCCCACCACGGTCAGGGTCATGATCAGCTCACCGTCTCCGCCCACGGTGATGGCGGCGGTCGAGATCTTGCACCCCTTGTAGCGGATGTAGCGCGGGGCGGCGAGGCTGCCCATCTGCTCTTCGATGGTGAGCGACGGCTGGAGCTCCGGGACGGTGAAGGTGTGAAGATACGGGGCGGCACTGCCGGTGGTGACGGGCAGGCCGAACATGGCCCGCAGCCAGTACCACATGGCGCGGGTGTCGACCGGGATAACGATCTGGCCGCCCACGTCCTTGTTGCCCCGGAAGGGCTGGACCGGGTTGCGGGTGCCGGTGAGGGTGGCGGCCGCGTTGATGGCCTGGGCGGGCTTTAAGGTGGTGCTGTTGATCGGCAGGATGAAGCCCTCTGTGGGGGGCGTGGCGAAGGTCTCCTCGAAGCCGACCACGATCTTGACGGTTGCGCCGCGTTGTTGTGCCATGGTCTGTATCCTTACTTAAAAAGGGTTTGCTCCTCGGTTTTTAATCGAGCGGGTCCTGGCCGATGGTCAGCCGCTCGAGCAGGCCGGCCTGGAAATAGCCGTGCACCTGGTCGCCGGCGCCCAGGGTGTCGGCCGCGGTCTCGAAGTTTGAAAGCACGATGTCGCCGGGCAGCGCCGCGCAGATGGCGTCGCGCACCAGGGTCAGGGCCTGGGCGATCTGCTCGATGCCGGCCGGCTCGATGACGTTGGGGAGCGAATCGGCGCGCATCCGGCCGCACGACAGGCCGATCCAACCGGAGAGCTCGTAGTCGATGGTGCTGTCTTCCATGCCCCGGCGGTCGGCCGGATCGCCGAGCACCACGAAGGGTCCGTCGTCGTCGGGATAGGGCATGCGGCTGCCGGAAAGGCCGGCGAACACGGTCACGTTTTTGGAGAATCGGGCGGCGGCCCAGGCGGCAAGCTGCGCGTCCTGGGCCACGCCGTCGCGGATGGCCGAATAAAGAGCGTAAAGGTTCATGTGCGGTCGGCTCCTTTTAGGCCGGGATGACGTACTCCAGGGCCACAACGATCTTGCCGGCGGTGATGGCCGCCACCGACGGAGTGAAGATCAGGGTGGTCAGGTTGGCGGTCAGGCGGATCCAGGTGGCGGCGGTCTGGGGCACCGGGACCACGGCCCGCAGAGCGTTTTCGGTCAGGTTGGCGACTTCGGTGGCCGCCAGGATGTCGCCGGCGCCAACAGCCCGCACGGCCATGAAGCCGCCCGAGCCGGCCAGGCCCTTTTTGACGTAGACCATTCCACCGGTGATGACCGCGCCGGCGGGCAGGGCCTCGCCGCCTACGGGGATGTCGCCGATGAGGCCGCCGTGCTTCTCAAAGTCCCATTCGAAGTAGGCGACGTTTTTGTATGACTCCAGTCCGGATGCTTGCATGGTGTGTCTCCTTCGTATGCTTCAAGGGGGGCGGGCCCGGGGGTGGACCCGCCCGGTGGATTTAGGGCCTATGCGCCGTTGTTCCTGAACAGCCCGCGCCAGTCCATGGCCTTGGCGCCGGCATCGATGCGCACCTTGTACTCCACGCCGTCCACGGTCCAGCCGGCCTGCATCTCCATGTAGGGCTGCTGCACGCCGTCGAGGAAAAAGACGGTGACCGTGCGCCGGCGCCCCTTTTCGGCGGCGGCGTACCAGGCGGTCTCGCTGTCGTCGTCCAGGCGGCCGTCGTAGACGCGCTGGAAGGTGTCGCCCGAGTAGATGTTGCGCCGGGTGGCGGCGAGCGAACTGTCGGTGGCTTCCGCCACGGAATCCGCATAGCGCTCGCTCTGGAAAAAGACTTCCGAGGTGCCTTTAAGGGCCATTGGCTGGATGATATAGCGGGGCTTGATGTTCAGGCGGCGCTTTCCGCGCAGATCCTTCTGGGTGCCCATCTTCCGATCGCACTCGGCCATGGTCTCCATGGCCGGGGCCCCGGCTGCGGACGCCTGGTTGAAGTGCTTGGCGGCATCGAACAGGGCCACGCCGTCGCCCATGGCGGCGTTGCCGGTGAGCACGGCATAGGGCAGGTCGCCCACCTTGCGGGCGGCCATCTCGCCGTGGCTGCGGGGGATGACCACCAGGGCGTCTAAGTCGTCGTTGATGATGGTGTGGCGGGTGATGGCCTCGATCTTGCCGTAGGTGGCGATGGAGTAGGTCTCCTGGGTCTCGGTGCGCTCGCCGTACTTGTACTTGCCTTTGTCCGGGATCTGATCCAGGTCGTCGCCTTCGGACAGGCGCGGGGAGTGGTGGGTCTTAAAATCGCTCACCGACCCCACGTCGCACCAGATGCGCCAGGTCTCGTCGGCCCCTTCCCAGCCGTCAAACAGGGATTTGTTGGCCACGTTGGCCAGAATGAAGGGCAGGTCCGAGGTGGTCAGGGCACGGCCCACCATCTCCATGGCATGGCCCCGGTCCGATACCCCGGCATTGCGCAGGCAGTGGCGGGCGAGCTCGCGAAGCGAATAGCCGCGCAGCTCGTCGGTGCCCGGGGCGGGTTCGGAGATGATCACCCCGCCGCGCAGCAGCATAGCATGGCCGGCCGCGGACCGGAACTTGTCGCGGGAGTCGGCGCCGAGCTCCACGGGGGTGCGGTGGCCGTAGCCGCCGCCGTTTTCGATGGAGGACAGCACGCGCTCTATCACCTCTTCGCGCACCTGGTCGACGGGGGTGCCCTCGGCGATAAAGCTGCGGGCCAGCTCTTCGCACCCGGCCCGCTGGCAGATGGCGTCGATGCTCACGATGCGCTCGCGCTCGGCGCCCACGGCCTGGCGGCGCAGCTGGTCGACGTCGACGTCGGGATCGGCGCCCGGATCGGCCGGGGGCGGTTGGGCGGCGCGCGCCTGGGCAGCGGCCGCGTCGTCGGTTCGCAGTTGATCGAAAAAGGCCCAGGCCGCCGCTTCGTCGGCATCCTTGGCCAGTCCTCGGGACTCCAGATAGGCTCTCAATCGAGGGTCCATGGTCTTTTGCTCCTTGTGGTTGGGAGAATTGGGGGGTTGTTTGCTTCTGGCCTTGGCCGCCTCGTCGGCCCCGATGGGGCAGATGGAAAGCTCCTTGACCCGCCAGCGGGTGGTGACGCGCACCGGGCCTTCGAAGACCCGGCCCCGGATGGTGGCCTTCTGGCCCTTGTCCACCCACTGGCTTTCGATGACGCGGTACCCGACGCTGAAATCGGTCAGGTGGCCCTCGCGGGCCTTGGTAAAGGGGCTTTCGGCCTCGGCCGTATGGGAAAAGAATACGCGCCCCACAAGCTGGCCCTTATCGACGCTCATCTGTCGGTAGGACCCCAATACGCTGGCGGTATCCCAACGGTTGTGCGTGTCCAGCAGCGGCACCTGGCGGTTGCCGGGCATCTCGCAGCCGTCCATGAGAAGGATCTCGGGCACGACTTCGTAGCGATCGTAGTCAAACACCTCGACGGGCGCCTCGGTGGCCCCGACCACCTCGAACGAGCGGCTCTCGGCATCGAGGCTGGCCGGCGTGCCGTCGCCTGAAAGACGCAGGCTCATGGTGCGGTAGGCCATGTCCCGGGGTTGCGGCGGGGTGCGCATGGTCAGCGGTGAAAAGAGGGAAGGGGTCATGACGATGCCTCCTGTGCGGCCGTCTGGGCCGGTTGCTTGGCGGTGGATGCCGTCTGGGCGGCGGCGGGCAGGCCGAGCTCTTCGGCCAGGGCGTTGGCGTCGGCGATCTCCCGGTAGACGTCTTCGAGCTCCCGGCCCCGGCCGCGCACGATCTCCTGGGGAGAGCGCAAGAGGCTTGCCACCGCCTCGGCCTGGGCCTTGCCCTCGCGCTGGGGATCGAGCGACTCCATGCCCGGGGGCTGCCACTCGCTTCGAAAATAGCGCTGGGGATCGGACGCAAAGCCGGGCAGGGCAAGGCGGCCGGCGAGCCAGGCCTCGCCGATGACATTGCGCACGATGGGCTGGGCGAACTGCAGCACGTGGCGCCGGCACACCGGGCGCAGCTGGTGGGAGAAGTCGTTTCTGATGGTGCGGGCCGTGGAGTAGTTGATGTCCTCGTAGTTGCCGGACAAAAGCTCGTAGGGGATGCCGGCCGTGACGGCCAGCATGCACAGCACCAGGCGCACGAACGGCGGAAAGTTGTCCCCGGGCCGCGGGTTCTGGGCGAAGGTGACCTCTTCTCCGGGCCGCAGGTACTGGATGATGGCGTTTTCCAGCTCCTCGATCTTCTTGTTGGTCTCCTTGTCCAGGGCCGCGCCCACCCCGGCCTGAAAGGTCATGGGGGTGGGGGTCTTGATCAGGGCCAGATACTTTGAGGCCATCTTGGCGGCATCGATCTCGGCCTCCATGTACTCGCGCAGGCTGTGGGCCACGAGCACCGCGGGGGCCAGCGGCGAGATGCCGCGCAGCTGGCCGGGCCGCAGCATGTCAAAGCCGTGGATCACTTTATCGGCCGGGATGCGCCGGGTTTTGCCCCAGCTGTCCGGATCGGTGAAATGAAAGGCCGCCACCCGGCCGGTGGCGGCGTTGAACTCGATGCCTTGCTCCACTTCGTTGCCGGCGGAAACGTCGCGCAGGGTGTTGGAAGAGAGCCAGTCGGCCTCGTAGGCCTGCAGGCAAAAGGGAAGAAATCGCCTGCGGTCGTCCGAGCGGGTCTTGACCAGCAGAAACTCGCCGCTTTCCACGTCCTGGCGCTTGGCAAGGCGCATCAGCTCGTAAAAGTGCAGCTTGCCTGAGATGTCCGCCTCGTCGGCCCAGCGGGCAAAGACGTCTTCGATGCGCTGGTTGGTCTTGCGGTCGAGCTTGCCCGATCCGTCCTGGACCCGGGCCTGGTAGACGATGCCGGCGCCCACCACATAGTCCACGATGATGTTCACGGCCCGGGCAAAGTAGGGAAAGTCGCGCACCAGCTGGCGCACCCGCGCCCGTACGGTGGAAGAAGATGCCCCGATGATGTCGTTGACATTGGTGTTGCCGGGCGACCAGGGCCCGACCAGGCGGTTGCTTTTGGCCGCGGCATAGGTCTCGCGCCGGATCCGGTCAAGGCGCCGGGCACGGCCCATCACCTCCCGGGCCAGCATGCGCCGAACGCCGCGCTCGGGCGAAATGAGCCCGATCAGGGCGTCGATGCCCCGTGGCAGGGACGTGATCACGAGGCGGCTCCCGCGTTTTTGGCGTAGGTGCGCAGGCACGCCGTGCCCAGCTCGGTCTCGGCCGCGGCGATGGCCGCATCCAGGTCGGCGATCTTGACGGCTTGGAACTCAAGGGTCTTTCCCGCCACTTCCGAACGGACCACGCGCTTGCCCTGGAGCAAAGACATCTTCATCGCGTGGAGGGTGGTCAGGTCTTCCTGGGTGTATGCCATTTAAAAACCCCATGTGTGGTGTGGTGGATGTTACAGGGCCACGGTAACATGGGGTTTTGGGGGGTCGGGGTGTTTAGGGGTATTTAGGGTTTTTTGTGCCCTATTTAGGGTTATTTAGGGATATTTAGGGTTTTATAAGGTTGACAGGGGTCTTTGGCATCTGAATGGAAGGCAGGGATCGAGATCGGATTCTGCTAAGGCTATAAAACACCCGCGGTGAAAAGCAGAGCGAGGAACGGGCGCCGCTTTTCACCGCTCGAGTGCATTTATCTTGTTAGGTAATTATTCGATTGTTGCCCATTTAAGCTCTTCGCCTGTTTGCGGATCATAGTTATAGTAACTGGGCCAAACACGTTTGGTCGTGGGGTTGAGTCTTACTTCGCCTACGTCATCCGAAAAAACCACTTTATTAACATACTTACCCTCCCGGGTATGCCAATGAAACTTAAGGCTTGTAATTTCATTGGTAAGTGGATTTATTTTATCTCCGGCAATTTCTTCCATGCCATTTTTGACAATCACAATAAAATTTTTTCCATTCCTGAGCTTGATATCAAAGTGATATTCCTTGCATCCGTAATACACACTGGTTGAACAGCCATCACGATGGTGAACTTTTACAATTGTCATTTCCTGAATATCACTGACCGGCACTTTCAATTTTTCACCTTTGAGATGAACCTCAAGGAGGTCTCTGTTTTTAGCGACGTTGTATCCCGGGGCAGAAGTAACAGAGATAAATTTGCTGGTCGAACCATCACTAAAATAGAGGGTTGCCCCAAAACCCTTTATGTCTTTTGCCTGAACTGACGGCACTAACAGTGCAGCAAGGACCAATATCGGCAGCATGCCCAGACTTGCTTTACTCATTATGAATGTCTCCTTTTATTTGCCCTACGTCGAGGGTTGAATGCAGAACCAGTCAAAAGTCGGTCCCATATTTCATCTGCATATTGAAGAAATTGGTCTGCGCCCGAACACAACATCCTCGACGCGATCCGAGATGTCCCACTTTTTTCTTTCGTATACGCTGCACACCCTTGTTAGTTTGGATGCTCTTGAATACTTTGTGGCTATAGCGGAATATGGATCTTCGGTCTCTATCGATGCAATAATTGAGTCGTTCAACACGGCAAGTGCATACAACGAATCACTTGTCGAAAGTACAAAATTTTCTATGTCGGACATGGCTCTATAATATTCTTTATATCTTCTGAGCTTGAATAATACCACATGGGTGTAGGCTGGCCCGCCACTGTTAGGCGTCACATGGCCAATTTGATAATAATCAATAACGCCCCGATTGCCTCCATTGTACTTGTTAGCGCTATGGTTGTATGGCGACGTTCTGTTGCTGCTATTGTCGCGCACAATTTCCCAATCATGATCAACTCTATTAGATTGTTTTTTAGAGATAACTCTTTCATTCGAATTATGATTGTCTATCTTAGCTAACGCGGGCTTTGTGTCATAATATTGGAGGACAAGTTCATGGTGTTGCCCATTGTCTGCAAAAAATTTCACGACGCCGCTGGATCTCTTAATTGAACTGCTATATTGTGCAAATTTTGCTGGAATGCGATTCATGGCAGACTTTTCGGAAAAATATTCGTCGTTGCTTTTCAGGCTAATTATAAATTCATTGCTTTTCTTTCCTTCCACCACATGGAAAGTATCAGAATTGGCGGGGCGAAACTTGATATGATCCAAACGCTTTTTTTGCATATCATTTCTTACGAAATGAGGATAATTTTTAAGAATAGTCGCGACAATCTTTCTTCTTTTTGTATCATCCATTAATGTCTTAAAACGTTCCTTTTTGGATTTACCGAATAAGTTTAAATACATATCTTCTGTTTGATGTTCTGGATCACCATCCTTATAAAGATTGTAATTTCTGCCATTGCGTCTGATATATGGAGTATAAGAAGCACTTCCAGGAAGTCCCTCACTGAATTCGTATTCATTAGCATCATATAAATCAAACCCCAAGAGACCTTCACATAGTTGAGCATCTGATCTCTTCCAAGACCAAGACCATCCAAAGCTGATAATTAGCCTCGGTTGTGACAATTCGGGTTTGTCAATTTCTTTGCCTATATACTGAAAGTATACACCGGATACATTTTTAGGCAACTCGGCAGTATAAGTCGGCGGTAAATAGACATAATCCATGTCGCTTAAATCAAATGTTTTAGGTTCTCTTCTATAGAAATAAAAGGTACTAATATGTTGTCTTCTGTAATAGACTTCTCTAAAGGCAATCTCTCCTTCCGAAATAGTTTCAAAGGCATGAAGTACAGTTTTAAAACGAGTATCAGAAACTTGTTTTAGTGTGGATTCAATGGATTGTTCAACTTTTTTAATTGGAAAGGACTCAATTCTATCTGAAATCACTGTTGGGTCTTTAGTATCATTCCGTATTCCTTTTAATCCACAGGATTGTAGAATAGGTAACAATAAAACCAAAGTGAGCGCCATGAGCCATTTCTTCGCTGAAATTTGGGAGCTTTTACCTAACATAAGTAATCCTTTCTACTCTACATGAAAACATCTGGTCGCAAATCCATCCCGGTTCCGTGGAAGGGCCACCTCGCAAACTCCTCCGCACACTTGGACGAGCTTTTTTCGTTTATCATTCATCTCCCATTGAGCCAACCTTAAAATTACCCAGTTATCCACCAAACCCAATCGATAAAAAAGTGCGGCCTGCTTGGACTGTGTTTGACATAGGCGGTCGGTATCATTCTAAATCCAGGATTGACCATCATTTTAATTGTTCAAGGAGGAAATAGGGGATGAAGCAATTGCCAGTTATTTTAGGTCGATAATTTTCTAAGATGGTTTTTTGCTTCGGCATATGCCTCAAGATTATCAGTGACAAAGTAACTCCACCAGTGGACCATTTCCTCGCGCATAGTAGTCCATTGGCCCTTGATTTTCCGCATCGGCATGGATGGGAACTCGCGCTTCCATTTCAGGATCGTACTTTCGCTGGCGCCGCCCAGTACCGGTTGAATCTCCTTGATGCCAATCAAAATATCATCGTTAATTTGTTTTGCCATTTTCACCACATCCTTGCCTTTTCAGGTTTATCGTCAAGCTGGCGCTTCCGGGTCTCAGTTTGCTGAGCTTCCGCACCGTCCGGCCGCGGCCAGAACTTCACGCCCAGGATCTCACGGGCGGCCATGATCAGCACCGAACAGTCCCAGCCGTGATTCGCCCGCCCGGCAGTGATCGGCTCCCATAGCCCTTTTTCGTTGATGCCTTCGGCTACCATGTGGCGGGCCCACTCGATGCTAAGCTCCGCGTGGAAGTGCCAGGCGCCGGGATCCCCGGCCTTGATCTTGAGTTTCCCGTCGAGCTGGTTTTTAAAGTAGTTTGTGTCCACCTTGACCAGTTGCAGGCCGCCGGGGATGGGAACGCGGCGCCCCTTGGCATCCGGTGGAAAATATTCCAATGTGGTGAACGAGACCGGCACGGCCTGGCGCACCTTGCCCTGGGAGGGCAGAATTCGGCCGCGGTGGCCCATGCAGAAGGTATAGACATCGGCCGTGCGGTGGCCCATGGCGTCCTGGATGGCCAAGTGCACGGGGTAGGGGGTGCCGGCTGAGTCGGTATACACATCCTGCCACAGGACCCGCTCCAGGACCTCGAAGCTCTGGACAAACCCGCAGCGCACCCCCCAGGAGTCCCACGATTCAAGGCCGTAGCCCACGGCCCGGATCTCGAACCAGAACCCGTCGTCCTGGGTGTCGATGCCGGCAAGCAGACACGCAACCTCGCCGCTTCCGGGCACGCTGCCCTCGGGCCGATCGTCGCACAGCTCGAGGGATGGTATTCTCCGCGCGGTCCGAAGCGGTCGCCCGCCAAGGCCTGGCCGCAAAGCCGTTGTTAAAGTCGCGCAGCTTGATCAGATAATCGGGCTGCCCTTTCTGGGCCTTTAAAAAAGCCGCCGCGCACTCCCACATGTCGACAAACGGCGATACCCAGGCCGGGGCATGAAAGCCGATCCTGAGCGGCCGCACGGCCTCCAGGGCCTCCTGGACCGGGCGCCGTTTCTTGCGGTCCCGCCACTGGCCGGCCCGCACGGCCTTTTTGCGCTGGCCGTCGTCCCATTTGCTTTTACAATGGATGCACTCGTACCAGACATCGCGCGTGGCCTCGATGACCATGGGATGGCGCACGCCGGCGCTCCACTTGATCTGTTCGAAGGCCATCAGCTGCTCGTGGCCGCAATGGGGGCAGACGGCATAATAGTCGAAGATCAGGTGGCAGTTGTTCAGCGCCACCCAGATGGCGCCGTCCTCGACCGTGGGGGTGCTCGCCCGAAACATCTTTCGCATGTGCTTGTAGGTGCGCATGCGCTTTTCAGCCAGGGCATGGGGAGAGGACTCCTTTTTGCCCACCGTGGGCGGGTACTTGTCCTCTTCGTCCAGGAACACATAGGGCAGGGGACGGTTGGCCAGGCGGGCGGCAGACGTTGCCCAGGCCATGGTGATGCGCATATGCTGCAGGGTGATCTTGATCCCGGTCTCGTCGTCGGCATAGCCGGTGCGGTACGATTTGAGCCGCGGCGAGTCGTTGAACATGGGGGTGATGCGGTCGCCGGCATTGTCCTTGGCGTCGATCTCGTTGGGAAAGACTACCAGCCAGTTACCGGGCTTTCTGTCCGCCGTGTAGCCCATGCAGGTGTAGACGATCTCGGTCTTGGCGCCCTGGGGGGCAAAGCACAGCACGATCTCCTGCACTGAGGGGTAAAAGGCCGCGTCCATAATGGCCGGCGCATAGGGCACGGTGCTGTTTTTCCAGCGGCCGGGGACCGCGGCATCCCGGGGAAGATAGCGGTGCTTTTCTGCCCACACGCTGGGGGCGATTTTTTTGCGCTTGCGAAGCACCCGCTTTTCCTGGCGGGAGAATTTGATCCGGGCGGTGCCGCCCCCAGGGCCGATGGGGTAGCGGGTCAGGGCCTCGAGGTCGCCGATGGCCAGCAGCCATTTGGGATCGATAGGCAGGGGTTGGGGGATCATTGGCTATCGCTCCGGCCCGGCCGGCTGCAGTGCGATCTGCAGCTCGTCGAAGTTGCAAAACTCATTCATCAAGGCGTCAATCTCTTCGAAAATGGTGCCTTGCAGGTCTTCGGAGAGCTTGGGATCCCCGCCCACCGACTCGATCCACTCCACCAGGTTGACGGCGATCAGGTTCTTGACGCCGGCCTCGATGGCCCCCAGTTTCATGGCCAGCTCGGCCCGCACGTCGGCCTTGGGCAGGTAAAGCCCCATCTCGCGCTCGTGCTCGAAGCGCAGCTTGGCCTCACGGGCCCGCAACAGGTCCAGCTCGGCCGAGGCCTTGTCGGCAAAGATTCGATCGTCGACCTTTGTGCTTTTTTCCGGGGTCTTTTCAAGGCCGGCCCGGACCGCATAGGCAAGCACATCGCTTTCGAGCACGCTGCGGTCCTCCTGGACGGCCAGGATCCCGCGCTGGGCGTCGGCGTACATCTTGGACTTGGCGATCTTGTAGCCCTGCGCCTTTAGGAACTCGAGGGCCTCCTTGACGTTGGCAAAGGACTGCGGTTTTCCGAAGTGCCTGGACTCAAGGTCGGAGAGCATTTGATCCAGGGCCGATGAGGCGGCCTGGTGGTCGCGCAGCCTGGCCGCCGAATTGTCCGCCTTGTAGGCGGCCAGGGTATCGGCGGCGGCTTTCTGCAGCGTCGAAAGGATCTCTTTCTGGTCGTCGCCGACCACGGCGAACAGTTTTTCGATTCTGGAAGCGGTCACGCCAGGATCTCCGCGGGCACCTTGCCGGTCAGGTCGATGCCGGATTGTAAAAAGACCTTCATCAGCTCGGCCTTTTTGAGCTGGTGGAAGTTTGTATGGCCGTGGGCGGCCACGGTGTAGTTCATCACCTGGTCGTCTTCAAAGATCTCCAGGTCCTTGCCCATGGCCAGCATCTCGGCGATGGTTTTCTTTTTGAGATACGCTTCGGTGACGGCCCACTCGGCGGCCAGATCGATGCCGATCCGGTCGGCCAGGGCCCGGCGGATCACAGGAGAGGCATGCTTCATCACGATATCGATGGCGAGCTCGTGAAGGAGCTTATCGGCCTGCTCGTCATTCAAGGCAAAGACTTTTTCCATTAACTTGTCGGTGTTCCAAAGGTCTTCCGTTTCGCTCAGGCCGAGGCGCTTGCGGATCCAGTCGTTTGCGCCGTAGTGAACGACGCTAAAGGCGATAATGGTGGCCTGGAGCACGGCCAGGTGGCCCGAGATCAGGTCCATGAACTTTTTTGGCAGGGCCTCGGCGTAAAACAGCTCCCTGAACTCGGTGCCGTGATTGGCGGCCCGGGTCTCGGCCTTGGCCTGGGCGGCGTTTTGCGGATCGGCATCGTCTTCGCCTGAGGTTGACTTCGCTCGGTAGATGCCTTTGAGGCATGCCTTGTCGCCGGTGCACACGCGCTTTCTGTGGGATTGCACGCTGCCGTCAATCTCGACGACGGTCACCAGGTGGGGGCATTTTTTGCAGGCCGCCCGGATTTTGGCATCGATCCGCTCGTAATCGTTCCAGCTGATATTCGACTCGAAGACAAAGCCGTTGGTGCCGTACTGGGGCTTAAACTCTTCATCCCAGTGGGCGAGCAGGTGGTTGTTCACCTGCTGCTTGTAGCATTTGAGATTGAGGCATTTAAGATCGTCATCCTCGTCGGAAGCAAAGAGTTTTTTCTGCACGCTGCTGTTGCTGTAGCACTGCCGGCAGCCGGCCTGCTTCTGATCGAAGATTGTCTCCTTGAGACTGGGCGACTCCATATCGATATCGTGCTTGAGCTCGCGCACGGTCATGGCACCTTCCCACCCATCGGTGTCGGACGCGCGGTGGACGATCTGGGCGACAAAGCGGGCGATCTGCTTTTTGTCCTTGAGCCGTCGCAGCTGCTCCAGGTGCCCGTAGGTCATCTGGCCCCGCTGCCAGGCCTTTAGCGCCGGTTGCGGAAGGTCCAACACGGCCACGCGCCGGCGGATGTACGATTCGCTCACACCGATGCGGTCGGCCAGGTCGGCCGCGGCATCGTCGCCGCGTTTTTGCAAAAATTGCTTGAATGACTGGGCCTCTTCCAGGGGGTTTAGATCCTGGCGCTGCAGGTTTTCGATGATGGTCAGGTCGAAGGCCTCGTCATCGGTCAGGCGACGGACCAGGGAAAGAATCGTATTCTTCGCCGGCCCGCCGTTTTTATTGGCGATGGCAAGGCAGGCTTTGAAGCGCCGCTCGCCGCACACGATCTCATGGTCCACGCCGTTGTTTTCTTCCACCGGCCGCACCACCACGGGCTGGATCAGGCCCTTTTTCTCGATGGAGGCGACCAGCTCCTCGAACTCCCGGCCGCAGTAGCGGGACCGGGATTTGGTGTTCCAGGGGTTGGGCTTGATCCTGGACAGCGCCATGGCCGTCAGCTTGTCGCCGGCGGCGCTATTGGTTTTGCGTGATGCGGTTAGTTTGATCAGGCTCTGTTTACCCATGTTGGTTCCCTCCTTGATTTGCGGTGTTCGGCGCCAGGGATCCGCCGATGAGATAGTTGTGGCCGTGGACCAGCTCTTCCGGATGATTGAACAGGTGCGCCCGGCAGTCCGGATCGAAAAAGACCAGGGTTGATATGCGTTTTTCTGCGGCATCGTTTCTGAACTGGCTTGGCTTTTCGATGGCGGTGCGCTTTTCGGTGTTGATGATCCGGACCGGGTACCGCCGCAGCAGGTCGCCCAGCTCGATGACGGTTGCGGCAAGGCCGCGGCCCTGGGGCTGCGCCGGCGGCGGCTCGGGGGCCGGGACAGGGACGCTTTGCGGTGCCGGTGGTGGCGGTTCCGGATCCGGATCAGGGGCAGGCGCGTTTTGCGATTGTGGCGGCGCCTGGGCTTCGGCTCGTTTGAGGCCCTGGGCCGCAAACGGCGATATTTGGACATGCCAGGCGGGCGGCAGGCCGGCCAGCACCCAGGCCCGGATGTCCACGCCGGCACGGCAGGCGTCGCCGGGGTCTTTGCCGACCGGTACCGGCCAGCGCTCGGCCTGGGGATAGGCCGCCTGCCACTTGGGCCAGGCCTTGCCCCCGGCCTGGTCAAAATCAAGGGCGTTTAAGATCACCAGGGCCTCGGCAAGGTGCTGGTGGCAGTAGTCGTCGGGCATGTTGGACGCAGCGCCCAGCGACAACACGCCCACCAGGTCGCAGGCCTCCTGGTCGACCAGCAGGCCGTCGAGCTCGGTTTCGATCACGATGTAGGCCCGGCGCTTTTCCCCGATCAGCCAGGGCATGCCCGAGGAACCAGGGAGCATGTAGTAGCGCGGGTCCTTTTCGCTTCGCAGGTGCTCTTTTGGCCGGCGGATCCGGATGCGCTGGAGCACGCCATCCCGTCGGTAGGGGATCACCAGGCCCCGGGGGATCCACAGCTTCTTTTTCTTGCCGTCCTTTTCGACGATCTCAAGGCCCCAGGCCTCCCGAGCCCGGAACAGGTCCTTGCCGTCGTTGCCGGGGTTATAGCCCAGGCCCCAGCGCAGCACGGTGGACGGATCGATGCCCCGGCCGGCAAGGTAGCGCATCTGATCCGGGTGGTGTTCGACGAGCTGCTCATGGGCCCAGGCGGCGAACTTTTCGGCATGCTCGCGCCACTTGTCGGCCGGTTCCTGGTAGGTAGAGGCCGGCCGGTCGGGCGATGGGCGGTGCCGGCCGGAGGATCGAGGCTTGATGGGAACGGATGGCGCTTCGGGCCTGTCGACGCCCAGGGCCGCGCAGGCCTCCTTGTAGGACAAACCGTCCATGGCCATCACCAGGGCGATGCGGTCGCCGCCCTTGTTTTCAACACGGCACCACCAGGATCCCTTGCCCTCATTTTGTGCCGGCCAGATATGGAATCGGTCCGACGCGGCGCCCTTGCCCCCGTCGCCGCAGATCGGGCAGCTGCTGTGCCACTCGCCGCCCTTGGCCGAGGATGCCCGCCGGGGTTCGATGCCTTTTCTGCGCACCAGGTCGATGACGTTCATGGTGTTTTGGCCTTATCAGGACCATTGGGCGATTTTGGGGACCATTTCGGCAATGGTCCAGCAATGGTCCTGCCAGGTTAAGAAGCTGTTATCTATTATTATTTTATATTTTTAGGACCATAGGACCATCACTACATAAAAAAGAAAAACATTAGTACCCTCAAAACATTTGAAAATTTGGTGAGAAATGGTCCTATGGTCCTGCGCAGCTGTGCCGCGCTTAATTTTTTGTAACGTTTCAGCCGGTTAAAAGGCCGGCCGCCTCTGGACGAACATCAGGACCATCCGTCCAATGGTCCCAATGGTCCTGTTATGGATCGTCTATGGTGGAGAGCAGGCCGACGCCGTAATAGCGATAGATGCCGCCGACCTTCTCGCTGCGGAAGCGCTTGCGCATGGCCTGGCCGAACTTCTTTTGTTTCATCGGGTAGTTGGACACGAACTTTTTCCACCAGGCCTCGAAGGCCTCGTAGAGCTGAGTTGCGCCGGCGTGCATCTGGTCGTTGTCTGGATCGACCACACAGCAGTGATCTATAAAAGCGCCCACGTTATCTTCGTCGGCCTGGTACTGGGCGTTGGCCTCCAGCACCTGGGGCGGCGGCTTGAGCCCGATCTGCTGCCACTGCAAACACCCGCGCAACAGCCAGGCGAGGATGCCGGAGTCTTCTTTCAGCAGACGGGATTCAAGATCCGGATCCGCCATGCGCTCATTGTCGCGCTGCGGTTCGCGCTTGACGAAAGACAGCCGGAACGGCACCAGGTGCATGCGCTGCCAGAAGGCAAAGTCCTCGGCTGGCGCGATCGGCTTGCTGTTGGTCATTAAAAACAGGCTGTGGGTGGGGTGCCAGCTCACCTCGTACTTGTCGTGGGGGCTGCGGCCGGTGAGCTCGTCGCCGCCGGTCATCCACTTGACCCGGGAGGCCGACACCCGGCAGCCCTCGTCCGTCTCCGAGGCAAAGGCCACGCGAAGGCCGCGCAAGGCCATGATGTCCGGCGTGGGCCCGGCAGATGAGATGTTCCTGGATTGATCGAGCAGCATCTCGGATCGGACCGGCCCGGCCAGGTTGCCCAGGACGTGGATCAAAATGCGTTGGATGGTGCCCTTTCCGTTTCGGCCGGCGCCCTCGAACACGGCAAAGATGTGCTCGGCCGTCTCCCCCACGATGGCCTGGCCGAGCAGCCGCTGCATGAACTCACACATGGGCCGGCCCTCTTTGGGATCCAGGTGGTCTTCTTCCAGGATCTGGGCGAGGAACCGTTCCCACTCGGGGCATGGCTCGTCGATCCCTTTCCACTCGGCCGCGGCGTGCTTGTGCAAAAAGTCCTCGGGCCGACCGTCGCGGGACTTTCCGGTGCGCAGGTCGACCACGGCGTTTTTGCAGGCGAGAAGCCAGGGCTTGCGGTCGATCTCCTCGCCATGGATGGCGATGGCTTCCTCGCAGGTGTGGGCCATGCCCAGGCAGTTGTTGCGCCGGCGGGTGGTGCGCAGGGCCGAAATGCGCTGGTTGAGGGCATCGCGCAGGGCCCCCAGCGACCGCTCCCGGGCCGCGTCCTTGCCGTCAAGCTCCCGGATCTCGGCGCACACCCGCACCACCTCCCGGATGTACTTGGCCACCACGTTTTCAACCGACATCTTGGCAAGCTCCATGGTGTCGATGTCCCAATAGTGGCCGGCCCAGATCATCCAGGCGTCCATGGCCTTGTTGAAGATGAACTTGCCCCGGTGCAACTCTCGGAACAGGATCCCGTCTCCGAGCTCGTTCATTTTCAGGCAGTCCCGGACGAATGCGCTCGAGACATCGTCGCCCCCGTCGTCACCGCCGCCGTACTTTTCGGCCTCCTCGGCTTTTCTCGCCTCGACCTGGTCGCGGATTTCTGCCACCTTTTCCTTGCCGGCTGCCCGTTCGGCCAGCGGGATCACATTGCTCTCCATCGATACCCCCTTGTCCTGATCGCCCCGATCGTCAGCCATCGAGCGTCAACCCCGTCAAAAACGGCCACGTTTCCACGGCCATTCCATTTTCCGCGCCGAATTTATTTTTCACCTGGACGCACCGGGGGCGAGATGTGAAACCGCTCCTGGAAATCACCAGGAAGGACCCGCGACCCCTGTAGGCCATCGGACCATTGGCCTGTTTTTCTTTTGGCGGGGGTGCGGGGACGCGGCGACGGCGGTCGGGCACAAAAAAAAGCCGCGGGCGGCCGTCTCGAGCGACCGTCAACGCGGCGATGCGTCAAGGGCAACGATGTAAAAGGAATGCTGTCGATTTGATGGTGGGCGGTATCGCATTCCGCGGCATCAAATAATGACATGGGGGTTGATTGCGATCGGTGAGCGCAGGGCACAAAAAAGGAAGGTGGCCCACTTGGATGCCGTCCAGGGGGATAGGTTCGATCATCCTGAACGTCAAAGTGCTGGCGAGTGGCGGCCCCAGGCCATTGATTTTGGACTCGTTTTGGACTCGCTATTTGCTTGCCTAAAGGTACCGGAGGGTGATAGAAGTATGCGAATTTACAAGGTGTGGGGAGGGGATAAGTGGCGGAAGTGCATGGGAATCGAACCGGCCAAAACCCCATTTTTAGGCAAAAAAAAGTATAACAATATCATGGTGATAAATATTAATGAAATCAAGGTGTAAAATTCTATTTTACACCCTTTTTGTAACACAGATAAACACAGATAAAAGTAGGCATAGATATAAGATTTGTTGACCAAATGTTGACCAAAAAGTGCATGGGATAAAATCCTATTAATAGACTGGACAGTTGACCATCGAATACCCAAAGAGCTGATTTAACCCGTACGCACTATAAACAAAAGAAGGCCGGTCACTTGAATGTGATTGGCTCTTTTTTTTGATAACAGCTTGACATAATTAAATCAAAAATACTAATCGATAGTCTGTCCATCAACAAATTTGGAATTTCGGTTCTCTATCTGAACCCATTGGAGACATCATGGATTGTCCTAATTGCGGTTTAGCGAACTCTGAATCAGCCCTTAGGTGTGATTGTGGATATGACTTTCAATCTGGCCAGATTGCAGAACCATATTTAAATAATCCAACAGAAAGACTGAATAGTATCGGTGGCTGGTTAATTTTACCAGCCGCTGGTTTAATTATTGGACCGATTATCACAGTCATTAAATTAATCCCGTTTCTAAAAATCTTGCCGGATGTAATCGGGGAAGACATTGCTGTCCCCTTTGCGTTTATTTTAATACTGCTGCTTAGCGGCGTTATATTTATGATTTATACTGCAACTTTATTTTTTCGCAAAAAGAGAAAAACGCCTCGCATCTTTATCAATATGTTAATTTTCATTCTTTGTATAATTTTTATTGAATTGGCAATTCTATACATTATCGGAGATAAGTGGTCCTTAGCAGATTTTGGTCGAGACATGATTGGATCAATAATCGGAACTATAATTTGGATACGATATTTTCAGGTATCAAAACGCGTGAAGGCTACATTTATAAATTAAATATCAGGAATTAAAGATTTTGAATAATTTGGTTAAAAATTTTTCGAGGTTTAACTTTATAAAAGTCAATGATGCAAAAGAACAAACATAAGGGTGTAAAACTTTGTACAAAGTAGATTTAAATAGATATTAAATAAATATGTTATGGTTTATTTTTGTACAAGAATAGTGCAAGGACTTCTTTTATTGATTTTGGAGCCGGTGGGATATGGTGATTAAGAAGCAGAGTAAAAAGCCAAATACCAAAACGAACGAAGGGTCTGAGTTACTAAACGCCATAAAAAACTATCCAATAAAGGTTAAAATATTAAATCGACAGCGCCTCGCATTATGGGTATCTATCTTTTCAGTCATTATTGCATTAGGATCTTTTATAGTAGTTATTTACAAGGAATTTCTTCAGACGTATGATATTGCTGCGAATTACTCCCAGATCATCATGGCGAAATTGCCGGAGGGTAACAGGCAAAAAATAATAAAAGACCATTTTGTCAATATACTTCTTTTTGGAGATGACTCGGAGAAACAAAATGCTAGAAACAATATCAGATTAGAAGATTTGAAGCAGTTTCCTGATTTCTTTAAAGCGATTGAACGGAAGGACAAGGATAGATTAAACGAAATTTTTGAAAATATGAAGGTACAGAATTATAAACTGCCAGATGAAATTATAAAAAAATATATCGGATCTCAAGCTTTCTCGCCTACGTTTTGTATTCCCTTGGTCATTTCGAATAAAGGCAGCAAGTTCGCGCATATTTCTTTAATTTATTTAATTTCCCGCGATGCTAAAAATACAAAAAAAAGATGGCTATTCAAATGTATGACCGAAATGAATACGGAAAGTATAGTCCACCGAGAGAATACAACCGATGCTTCCAGGATTAGTGATATTTTCCCTGGAACTTCGGTAGGACCTAAAGAAAGATTAAATATTTATCCCTATTTTTTTCCTATATGGGAATACGAGAACCAATCAATAGCCACTAATTCTATGGTGCCTGGTGAATATTTCATTCACCTTGAAGGATTAGGGCCAGATGGAGAACCAGTTTTCATCACAAAAACAGAAAAACTGGTTATTAAGGAAGAGAGCTTAGTCAAAATGTTTAAGGGGACCGACATGGCGCAGTATATAGAGCACGATTCATTTATGAAGGAATTTATTAAATAATCATTTATGTTCATTGGATATTCGGCGATTAAAGGCCGACCACAAATTACATAATGTGGGCGGCCTTTTTTGTTTCTTACCCGATCAGCTTCTTCAACCTCTCATACCTTTCACGATCCGCTTTTGACCTATCCTTGTTTTTGACCACCTCAATCGCCAAATTCATCAATTCTGAAATTTCATCGACCCGATTCCCGTCATCCATTTTTTATCCCTTTCGTTGGAAGTATTGATTGAAAATTTATTCACCTTGACCACCACCAAAAGGGGATTGCAAACAAAAAACGCGAATTATCACTACCGGTAATAATTGATCGGTAAAAGCGACAATTTTCTTACCTTCAGTAATGTTATTTCCTGCCATTTTTAGGTGTCACCAAGCCAAGGTGACAAAAAAAACTTGCCGAATAAGCCGAATAAGCCCGATTAGGCCCCTTCTCTTTTTTTAAATCTCATGCAAATGCTAGTATCGGTTCGGATATTTGGCCCCTTGTCGGGCAAGGCTGTGTCGAGCCGGCCTTGCCCGACGCCCTTCCATGAAAGATGAATTTTATGGCTTTCAATCATGACGATGGCCTTTTTATAGCAACCGATTTTCGCAGTGCAGCATTAGAAGAGCGTGCCGAGGCCATTCATGGCGCCATTGCCGAATTGCTTGCTGGCCAACGTGTCACCAGATTGACCATAGCGGGCAAGAGCATTGAATACGGCCAGGCCGACCTGGTAGCACTTCAAAAATTAGAGGCCGACACGCTCGCTGAACTGCGAAGATATCAGGGCTTGTATCCAAGCTATAAATGCTTGAGGGCTTCGACCAGCAAGGGTTTTTGATCAATATGGCCTACCTGAAAATTTTAGACCCACACGGCAACAGGATCAAAGCACAAAGCAGCACCTATGAGGCCGCAGGCTTCACCAGGCGCCTGAACCTGTGGGGCACTTCAACCCTGGGGCCTGACGCTTCGCTCTATGGCAGCCTGGCGACCCTTCGCGCGCGATCCCGTGAGCTTGTACGCAACGATCCTCTGGCCGGCGCCGGTCTTGACACCCTGGTGTCAAACCTGGTCGGCAGCGGCATATCGCCACGATGGCAGCTATCCGATGCCACATTGAAGGCACAGCTTCAACAGCTGTGGGCCGACTGGGCCATGCAGTGCGATCATGACGGCATCGCCGACTTTTACGGCATGCAGGCGCTTGCGGCACGCTCCATGATCGAATCAGGCGAAGTGCTCATTCGCTTCTTACCTCAGCGGCCGGGGCGCATGGCCGTGCCTCTTAAAATCCAGATAATCGAGGCCGACCACCTGGACGAAACCTACTCGACCACACTGGACAACGGCCGAGAGATCCGTATGGGCATCGAGTTCGACGCATCCGGCCGGCGTGTTGCTTATCACCTGTTTAAAGACCATCCAGGCGAGGCTTTTATAACGGCCGACACCGTGACCCGCGTTCGAATCCCGGCAAGCGAGATCCTTCACGTCTACCGGCCTTTACGACCCGGCCAGAAACGCGGCCGGCCGTGGTTATCTGCCGTCATCACCACACTGCATGAGCTGAATAAATACCTCGATGCGGAGCAGGTGCGTAAGTCTTCGACGGCGATGTTCGGCGGATTCGTGACCGTACCGCCTGAGGGCATCGACAGCGTTCCTGACATCCTGGGGCAGTCTGGCATAGACGCCACAGGGCAAGAGGTCTTGGCCCTTGAACCGGGCAGCTTTCCCACATTACCGCCGGGCATGGACGTGAAATTTTCAGAACCCGCCGACGTAGGCGGCAGCTATGAGGCGTTCGTCAAACACATGGAACGGCGCATAGCGCGCGGCTTCGGCGGCCTGACCTATGAAAAATTGTCCGGCGATCTTTCCGGCGTGAACTACTCTTCGATCCGTGCCGGAAACCTGGAATTTCAACGCTTTTGCCTTCAAATCATCGGCAATGTGCTGGCCTTTCAACTCTGTCAGCCTGTGGCGCGCTACTGGATCGACCAGGCTGTGCTATCGGGCGCTGTCAAAATCATCGATTTTATCGAGCACCGTCAGCAGTATTACCGCATCAAGTGGTGCCCTGACGGCTGGCCCTGGGTAGATCCCGAAAAGGACCTGAAAGCCGAACAGATGGCCATTCGCAGCGGCTTGAAATCCCGTGCCGAGGCAGTGGCCGAGCGAGGCCGCGACGTCGAAGAGGTTGACATGGAGCAGGCCGAAGACAATTGGCGCACCGATGCCCTGGGCCTTTCCTATGACAGCGACGGCCGGCGCGCCAAGGATGCCGGCATCCCCACACAGGAACCGAGCAACAATGAATGATTTAATGATCGATCCGATTTTTTTAGCTTCCCCATACCGCCAGGGCGCAGCATTGGAAAAATCTTTCACCACACATTCCAAAGCCCTGGCGGTCATATCCATCCATGGGCCGCTATCGCACCGGGCGCAGGGGGGCTTCTTGTCGATGCTGTTCGGCGACACGGCCACATATGACCAGATCCGAGCGGCCTTTCAATCCGCCCTGGCCGACGATGCCGTGGGCGCTATCGTCTTTGACATCGACAGCGCCGGGGGCGAGGTGGCCGGGTGCTTCGATCTGGTGGATGAGATCTACCAGGCGCGCGGCACAAAGCCCATCTACGCGATAGCCAATGAGGCCGCCTTATCGGCCGCCTACGCGATTGCGAGCGCAGCGGATAGAGTCTACCTGACCCGAACGGCTGCGGTCGGCAGCGTGGGCGTCATGGCGGTTCATGTGGATCAATCCGGCCTGGATGCAAAGACCGGCCTCAAGTATACCGCGATCCATGCCGGCAGTAAAAAGACCGACGGCAACCCACACGAAGCCTTGAGCAAAGAGGCCGCCGACGCCATCCAGGCGCGCGTCAATGCCACCTATGATCTGTTTTGCGCCACCGTGGCCCGCAACCGTGGCCTTTCCGAGCAGACCGTCAAGGTAACAGAGGCGGCCATCTACACAGGCGCCGACGCAGTGGCGGCCGGCCTGGCCGATGCCGTCCAATCATATGAGCAGTTCATTCAAACCATCATCGAGGGTAACAACATGACTTTAAAAACCGATCTACGGGCACTTATCGCAGGCAAAAAGCCCGAAGAGATTGCCGAGGCCATGGCGGCCTGTGGCTTCATGCCGGCCGATCATAAGCCGGTCGAAGGCATTCTTGAACTGTGTGACATGATGGGCGTCTCCGACGTCGGCTTCATCAAGGCCGTGGTCAAAGACGGCCTGAACGTCGAGCAGGTCAAGGCGGCGATCCTTGCGGCCAGGGCCGAAAATTCAAAAACTATCTTTTCTACCGTCTCAGCGACCGGCACAGGTGAAGTCAATCCCCTGCTTGCCGACGCCAAGCGCCGGGCCGGCATCAATGGAGGTGCATAATCATGGCCATTACCGAGGGCAACTACAATTCTGATTGGTTGGCTTGGGAACAGGATAACGACTACAGCCGGAAAAAGGTCACCATCGCCGAGTCGCAGACCATCACCAAGGGCGAAGTGCTGGGCGTCGTGACCGCTTCCGGTCAATACGCGGCTTTCAACCAGGACGGCGATGACGGCACCGAGTCGGCCGCCGGCATCTCTTTGGGCGACTACGCCACAGCCGCAAGTGAAACCGCCTCAGGCGTGGCCCTGGTGCGCGACGCCATCGTCATCGAAGACAATTTGACCTTTCCCAGTGATATTACTTCAGGCGAACAGGCCACTGCCATGGCCAGTCTTCTGGCCCTGGGCATCATCACGAAAACGGAGGCTTAATCCATGCTGAACCCATTTGAAACCAACGACGCCTTTTCCATGGTGTCTTTGACCAAGGCTATCAACCTGCTTCCGAACAACTACGGCCGCTTGAAGCAGATGAACCTCATGCCGGGCAAGGGCGTTCGGACCCGCTCCATTGTGGTCGAAGAGCGTGCCGGGGTGCTGACCCTGCTTCCCACACAGCCTGTGGGCGCGCCTGGCCTGCAAAACGCCATGGGCAAGCGAACCGTTCGAACCTTTGTCATCCCGCATATCCCGCTCGATGACACCATCTTGCCCGATGAGTACCAGGGCATCCGGGCCTTTGGCCAGGAAGACGGCACGGCCGCCTTGGCGCAAGTGGTCAATGATCACCTGCAAACCATGCGCAACAAGCACGCCATCACCTTGGAGCACCTTCGCATGGGCGCCTTGAAGGGCATCATCTACGATGCCGACGGCTCAACCGTGCTTTACAATCTTTATACCGAGTTCGGCATTACGGCCAAAACCATTGACTTTGTGCTTGATAACTCTGCCACCAATGTGGGCGGCAAGTGCCGGGAGTCCGTGCGTCACATCGAGGACAACCTCAAGGGCGACGTGATGAGTGGCGTGCACTGCCTGTGTGACGAAAATTTCTTCGATGCGCTTGTCAGCCATGACAACGTGAAAGAAGCCTATATGTATCACTCAGAGGCTTCCCAACGCCTGGGCGAAGACAATCGAAAGGGTTTTCGCTTCAACGGCATCACCTTTGAAGAGTATCGCGCAAGCGCCACAGGCAGCGCCGGCAGCACCGTAGCATTTATTCCGGCCAATACGGGCTACATTTTTCCCGTGGGCGGGCAGAGCACCTTCGAAACGTTATTTGCCCCTGCCGACTTCACCGAGACGGCCAATACCCTTGGCCTTGAGCTGTACGCCAAACAGGAACCGCGCAAGTTCAACCGTGGCGTTGACCTTCACACGCAGAGCAACCCCTTGCCGATCTGCTACCGGCCGGGTGTGATTGTGACAGCGACCATCTAATGAACCTTGACGATGCCAAATCGGCCGCCCTGGCGGTCTGGTTCGATACCGGTATCGCCGAATCGATCACTTACAACGGTTCGGCAATACCGGGGCATATCTCTTATAGTGAACCGGGCAAGGCGGCCTATGCCAACCATGCCGTGCTTACCGTGAGGCGCAGCGACGTGCCGGCGCCGGCCTACCGCGACACGGTAGTCATCGACGGGGCGACGTGGCGAGTCTACCAGGATGACGGCCAGGCGCCGATCTGTGGCGGCGATGAACTGACGTGGGATATCCCCATCATGCGAGGGGAAAGGCGCGCCATATGAATATCAACACACTACTTGGCAACCTGGCGACAGCCATCAGCACCAACGCGGCACTTACCACATGGTGCAACACGACCTATGGCCATGCGCACAAGGTCTTTGTCAACCTGGATCACCGCAACCCGCCAGGTGACAGCGATTGCCCCTTTGTGACGCTCTATCCGATCAGCAAGAGCGCCGGCCTGGGGGTGAGCACCAAGCGCCACGCCTTCGAAGTGGATTGCTGCATTTATGACGACACCACACGCACCACCGGCCAGGTGCTCGAATACAATTCGATCCGGCGTGTCGAAGAGTTCAGGAAATTGATTGAATCGGCCATCATGGGCATCGATACGGGCAACGCTCTGATTGAGACGGTCGAAATTGAGTACAGCGTGGTCGAGGCTTTCCCCTTTGCCTGGGCCGGCATGGTCATCGAAATAAACGAGCACTTCATTTTGGGGTCAGATCCCCTTGAATAATACGAGGTAAAAAAAATGGCACAAGTACTAGGTTACAAATCCCGCCTGGTAGCCGACTTTGAAACCACTTGGGGTCAAGACCCGGCATCACCGGCCGGCATCGTACTGCCGATCAACCGTTATTCATTGGCAGCACGCCAGAATAAAATTCATGCCCAGACCTTGAACGGCAGCCGGAACCCTGTCAAGCCGATCAACGGCAATTTGGAAGTATCAGGCGAGGCGATAGTGCCCCTTTGTGTGAACAGCATAGGCTATTGGTTCAAGGCCATGTTTGGCGCACCGACCACCACCGGGGTGGGGCCATATCAGCATGTTTTCAAAGTCGGCGATGGCCAGCTGTCCATGGTCAATGACTTGCGCTATGCCAATGCCGCGACCGTGGTCACCTATGCGAAGTATTCGGGCGTCAAAACGTCGGGCTTTTCGATGGATCTGAGCGACGGTGATACTGAATTGATGGCCAAGATCGGGCTTGAGGCCGCAAACGAAACGCTCTCGACCAGTGCATACGGCGGCACACTCACAACGCCTTCACTGCTCGCATTGAGTAACTTTGATGCAACCATCGAAGAGGGCGGCAGCACACTGGCGAAGTGCACGGCCATCGATTTTTCGATAAATTTTAATCTGCTCAGCTACTACGCGGTCGGCAGCGGCATCCGGGCAGGTATCAGTGAAGGTATCCTGGGTGTTTCGGGCAACGTAACTACAATTTTTGAAGACTTGACCCTGCTCAACAAGGCGATCAATAGCACCGAAAGCAGTATCGTGATTGAGTTTGCTTCGGGCACCAATGTGCTTGAAATAGCATTTAACGAAGTGATTTTTGAGCGCAACACGCCGGGCATCGAGGGGCCACAGGGGATTTTGATCAGTCTGCCCTTTGTTGCCTATACCGATGACGATGCGGCTGCATCATGTGTGGTGGCCACACTGACAAATGGCGTCGCAAGCTATTAAAAAATCGTAGCGGGGTAAAAAATGCGCGAAGTCAAATTGACCGATAGTAAAATCATCGAAGTCCATGCCCTGACCCGTGGCCAGGTCAAAGACCTTCGCCGTCAGGGCTTCAACCTCATGGCACTGACCAAAGACCAGGCAGAGGAAGCGATGGACGCGGCCTTTGCCATGGTCTTGGCGCCTGAAGAGATCGAAGAGCTAAACGGCCTGGCCTATCCCGTGGCTCTTGCTGTCTGGCGGGCGATCCTGGCCGAAACCTATGGAGCGCCGGGCGAGGAAAAAAACTCTTAGAGGTCTGGCGGTCCCTGGCCGACGCGCAGCGCCGGCAATACTGCCAGACCTGCTTCAAAGCCAACAGCGGCAACCCGCCATGCGAGGATTGCGAGTGGCAACCACCTGCCTTACTGCCCGAAAATCAAGACGCTTTAGAATTGTGGCTTGCCGTGCAGACGCAGTGGCGGGCCGGTCCGATGGGTGTCATCGGCCTGGACTACAACGTCTTGTATCAAGAGGCCATACGCCTGGGAATAGATCTGTCACCGGGCGTCATGAAAAAGATCCGGACCTTAGAGGCGGCCACACTGGAAAAGGTCTATGGAAGTCACACTAAAGGGCGCGCCGGAACTTCAACGAGCACTCAAGTCACACCAGGCGAACGCCATCAAGGCCCTGCAAACGGCGCTCAAAGTTGAAGCCTTCAGGCTATCTAAAGAGCTAAAGGCAGAGATCCGGGCCGGCGACCGCTTCGCACCTCTAACCTTCCTGGCACGTCGCCGAAATAAATCCACACGACCAAATAGGCCACTTCAACGCCTGGCGATCCCGATCCGCTATCACATGGTCGATGATATGACCGTGGCCATCGGTTGGACCGGACCGAAGGTGTCGGCATCTTGGAAGCGCATCGCGCAGCGGCAGCAAGAGGGCTTCACATCGCAGGTGACCGAACGGCGCCGGCGCTTTTTTCGGCACAAGGCCGACAATTTGAGCGAGCGTTCGGCAAATCGAAAGTTTCTCTTTTTGCGCGACACCACACGTGCCTTGAAGACACCGGCGCGGCCGATCATCGATCCCTTTTATGAGCGCCACCACATCCAGGCATGGCGCAATATCCAGGCAAACTTCCGGCGAAAATTGGCGGGTGAAAGAATATGACCGATCACAAACTTGAAATCATCCTATCTGCAAAAAATATGGCCACCGGGGCCTTTGACAGTATCGGGGCGCAGGTCACCAACTTGACCAGGACCTTTTCAGGATTGCAGGGCGCCATGGCAGCGGCGGCCGGCGTGGCGGGCTTCGGGCTTCTGGTCAAGGGCGCCATCGACTCGACGGCCGAGATCAAGCGCAACGCAGAGATGGCCGGCGTGAGTGCCGAAGCCTACCAGGAATTGACCTATGCGGCGAAGCAATACCAGGTGACGGCCGACGCCTTGACCGATGGCTTGAAAGAATTGAACTTGCGTGCCGATGAGTTCGCAGTGACCGGCGCCGGCAGTGCTGCCGAAGCCTTTCAACGCCTGGGCTACACACAAGAAGAGGTCAACGCCAAGCTATCCGATACACCAGGATTGCTTCTTGAGATCACCGACCGCATCCAGGGCCTTGGCCGGGCCGCTCAGATACGCATCGCCGATGAATTATTCGGCGGGCAGGGCGGCGAGCAGTTCGTGGCGATGCTTCGGGCCGGTTCGGGCGAAATCGAGCGACTACGCGACCGCGCGCGATCACTGGGATTAGTTTTAGACAGCCACCTGGTGGACCAGGCGGCCGAGGCCAAGGCAAAACTTGACACACTCGTGGATGTGCTTGGCGTGCAATTCAAAGGCGTGCTTGTGACCTTGGCGCCATCGATCACGAATGTGGCCGACCGCTTCACCACCTGGATCGAAGAAAATCAGAACTTGATCGATCAGAATTTGCCCCAGTACATCGAAAGCCTTGGCAGTGCCCTTGAAGGTGCAGCCGGCGTGGCGGCACGCCTGGCGGGCTATATTGCCAAGATTGCCTCTGTGGGGGCGCAGTTCGAAGAGTTTCACGGCATCATGGAGCGGGCCGGCGAGTATGCAAGGCGGGGCCTGTTTGACTTTTCACAGCTGGCCGGCCTGGATACCGACGCGGCACTTGCAAAGACCCGTGAGATTGTCGAAATGCTCGACCGCACCGTTCGCATCACGGAAAACGGCGAGATCCGCTATAAGATAGGCGTGCACACCGAGGGCTTCGAAAAGTTCAAGGCCGACTATGAGCAGTGGATTGCTTCACTTCATACGACAGACAAGACAAAGCCTGTGGCGCCTCTGCCCTTGGTGCCGGCATTGCCCACACCACCACCGGTCAACGTGAGTTCAAATACTGCCGATTGGGTATCTATCAATACGCCAGGCGATGAGGCCGACCAGGGCTACAGCGAGATTGAAGAGCTACTGAGCAAGCGCAACGAGCTTTTCCAGACTAAAAACGATGAGCTTACCGGCATGACAGAGCGTACCGCCTGGGCGATGCAGGAAAATTTTTCGAATCTATTCTATGACGCGATGACCGGCAAGCTTGATTCGTTCGAAGACTATGCCAGTTCAATATTCGACTCAATCGTTCGGGCTTGGTCGGATATGATTGGCCAGATGGCAGCCAAGGCCATCGCCAACAATATCATCGGCGGCATGTTTTCCACAAATAGTACAAGCGTATCACTTGGCACAAACAGCCAAACAGGTGCCCTGGCGAATTGGGGCGCCAAGGGCCTGGTCTATGATCGGCACGGCATCAAGTGGCATGCTTCGGGCGATATACTTTCAAGCCCGACAGTATTCCCACTCACAAACGGCCAGTGGATTGGCGCCGGTGAGGCCGGAACCGAGGCCATCATGCCCTTGCGTCGTGGCGCGGACGGCCGCCTGGGTGTGGAAGCAAATGGTAGTAAAAACAACACAGTAGTAAATGTGTATAACTCTTCGGGGGTGGAAGCACGGACAGAAGAGCGAGACGGGCCCGGAGGCCTGGAAATAGATGTGATCATCGATAGGGCCTTCGCGCAAAAAATCGCACAGAGGGGCAGCGTCACCGAAAAAACGCTTAGAATGCAGACCAACTATCGCAAGCCCTTGACATTACGATAAAAAAACAAAATCCCTGCCTTTTTAAAGTGTAAAATCCCGCTTTACACACTGAAATAATTTAAAAAAAATCAAAAAATGACCTTGTTCGAGGCCAAAAATTGAATTATATGGAATCCAGCTTAATGCAGTAAAGACCCAAAAGACAGGGTTTAACAAGATTAACAACCCACACATGGAGCATCAAAATGAACCGAACATTTACCAACCGCGATCTTGCCTTCATTACCGGTAAAAGCATAGGCACCATTAGGGCCTTGCCATCGACCACACTGTGCTTGCCCAGTTATCCGCCAAGAGAGCCCGACTTCATTACTCGCTGGTCATTCGATGACCTGGTGGGGGTTTATCTCTTTTTCACAATTGTTCAAGGCGGCATTTCACGCGAATACGCAGGCGAGGCCATTAACGGCACGGATGTCATCAAAGCGTTTCAAATAGATAGCCCCCCTGATTTTGTAATATTTATTGAAAAAGATGGCGGCGAGTGGGCGCCAAGGGTAACTGCCGAAGGCATGGCCCTGCTTTCCAAATTTCAATATGCTCAAGCCAGGGTGTTCAATTTAAAGTACTACAAACAGGCATTCGAAGAGCGTATCGCCAAACTATAATTAGAGGTGCAACAATGAATATCCGACCAGAAAACCCTATAGATCACGCTTTAGCCGAAGCATTACTGATTTTTATCCAGTCAACCGGTCCGACTGAATATCATCGATTAGCAGAAGTTCTATGTTGCAAATCATCGACAGCTAAAAGGATGACGGTCGATGAGTTGAAAAGGGCACTCAATATCCTTGCGGCAAATGGCTTGATAAATCTCAAGCCACTAAGCAACGCGGGTATATTGATCGACGTTCAGCGGGGGGTGGCTTGATCGGTGAATTTTTTGCAACGTTCTTTAGCCACAAAGAGGAATGCCTCTATTTTCACCTGTGGCGAAGCCGTAGCAAAATATCCACATGGTTCACCGATCCGGCCGATGCAGCCGCATCGGTCAAGGCCGATGATACCAACGTATATTTCGGAATGGGGCTATCAAGAAAAGACCTTGGACCCCACAAGAGATTGACCGCTGACACCACAGCTGGGATAGTCGGCCTGGGCATCGATCTTGATATCGCCGGGCCGGGCCATCAGAAGAAAAACCTGCCACCTGATATCAATGCTGCCCGAAAGATTATCGATGGGTTTCCTCTACGGCCTACCATGATCATTCATTCAGGACATGGCCTGCAAGCCTTCTGGATTTTTAAAGAGCCATGGATTTTTGAGTCTGAAAATGAACGTGAACAGGCCCAAATCTTAGCGCGTCGGTTCAACGGCACCTTTCAAAAAAAGTACAACCTGAAATATGAAATCGACAGCACCTTCGACCTAAGTCGGGTTTATCGTGTGGCCGGCACGATCAACAGCAAGCCCGGATGCCCGGATGTAAGGGCAGAAATTGTCGAGGTCAACGACTACTATTATAATATAGATAGCTTCGAAGCATTTCTGCTTCCCATCGATCAGATCGAAAATAGGCCGTCCGGCAAAGCCGATTGCAAGCCTGTCACAATCGATCCGAATCAAGTGGTCGATCCCGGTTTGACCGAACTGCTTTCACAGGCTTCTGACAAATTCCAGGCGACTTGGAATCATCAACGTCCTGACCTACCATCGCCGAGCGAGTATGATCTTGCGCTTGCATCACAGGCGATTAATTGCGGCATCGACGAAGAGAATATTGGCCCGTTAATTCTTGCATTCAGGCGAAAGCATCATTTAGAGCCTCAAAAGGCGCTTCGTGTGGATTATATCCAGCGCACCATTGCCAGGGCAAAGCAGAGCATTGCCAACGGCCAGACATTAAAGAGCTATCCCCTGACCGATACCGGGTTAGCTGAACGCTTCGCAGAACAGTACCGCGATCAAGTGAGATACTGTCACACTATGGGCAAGTGGTTCATATGGAACGGCCGGCAATGGGCACCTGACAATGGTGGAAAAATAAAAAGCCTTGCAAAAAATGTTGTCAGAAAAATCTATGGTGAAGCACAATCGGAAAACGATCCTGACCAAAGAAAGAAAATCGTGCAATTTGCTGTGAAAAGTGAATCCAAAAGAGCACGAAATGACATGATCGATCTGGCGCAGAGTGAAGACGGGGTGCCGGTTCGGGCAGAAGAGCTTGACGCTAACCCGTGGCTGCTCAATTTGAAAAACGGTACGCTCAATTTAAAGACCGATGTGCTTCAATTACACAATCCGGGTGACATGATCACAAAAATGGCGCCCGTGGCCTATGATCCGAGCGCCACAGCGCCGACCTGGATCAAGTATCTATCCGATGTGTTGGCGCCAGAAGATGCAGCTTTTGTTCAACGGGCGGCCGGATACAGCCTGACCGGGGACACTTCCGAGCAGTGCCTTTTCTTTCTTTATGGCGATGGAAGCAACGGCAAGAGCGTCTTTGTCAACACATTGCGCAAAATTTTGGGCGATTTAGCTATCCAATCGGACTTTGGCGCATTTTTGGTCAAAAGAGGATCGAGCGTCCCAAATGACATTGCCAGATTGGCGGGCGCCCGAATGGTAATTGCCAACGAACTGGCAGAGGGTGAGCAGTTGAACGAGGTGTTCGTAAAAACCGTCACCGGAAATGACACAATTGCAGCCAGGTTTCTGCATCAAGAATTTTTTGAATTCGAACCGCTTTGTAAAATCCTGCTTGTCGGCAACCACCTGCCGAGAATCACCGGCACTGACCATGCAATCTGGCGACGCATCAAATTGGTCAATTTTCCGAACCGCATTGCCGACCACATGCAGGACAAGCGCCTTGAACAGAAGCTAAGCCGCGAATTGCCCGGCATATTGAATTGGGCGCTTGAGGGCTTGCGGCAGTGGCGGAAAAGCGGCCTGCAACCGCCTCAGAGCGTTCAGGTTAACACAGATCAGTATCGGGCTATCAGCGATTCGGTTCAGCTGTTCATCAATGAGCAGTGCGCCCTTAGCCAAGGGGCCTGGGTCGTAAAGGCCGACTTGTATGCAGCCTATTCAAAGTGGTGTCAGGACAGCGAGATTGAATGCCTATCTGATAATTTGTTCAGCCGTAGGGTGAAAAATTGTGGTGTGTCCGATAGTCACTCGCGCGTCAATGGCACACCTAAACGAATTTGGACCGGAATAGAGCTTTCCGATGAAGATGGCAAAAATGCGTTAACAAAAACCAAATGCGTTAACAAATGCGTAACAGCGGAAGTTATTGAATTAAAATCAAAAATGACACAGTTCGACTGATTTGTTACGCGTTACGCTTTTTTCGGAGTTTAGTCCTAGGAAAAAACATATGTAAAGGTAGTTTCAAAATATGCGTAACCGTTAACAAATTGAGATAACATATTGAAAATTATAAAAATAAATGCGTAACACAATTAAAAAAATGCGTAACAATGCGTTAACAGCCTGATAACACACTGAAAATAAATATAAAAACATAAAAACGCGTGTTCTGTGGTAGGCACTGTGAAAGGCGGCAGTTGTGCACAAAAAGATACAGGGCCAAATAGAGCAAGTCCAGCAGATCGCCGAGCAACTTCTGTGGGTACAACGCCAGATCCCGAAGCGGTCACCTGCCCGGAAACGATCCGAAGCAGCTGTGTTCGAACTCGTTCAGCTGATGGCCGAATTAGAGCGCCAGTTGGGTCCTTCCGGGCCGAAGAGCTATCGAGGTCGCGCCCAGCCCGATAGCCATCCAGGAATAGGGGCCAAAAACCTATAAAGATATCAGGAAGATAGCTAATATGAACGCAGCAAATTACGCAAAGCACCGCCAGGTGACCCCATCGCAGGTTACAGCATGGATCAAAAAGGGCCTGCTTGGCAACGCCTGCCAAAAAGTGGGCGCGCGCTACGTCATAGACCCTGTGGCAGCCGACGCGGCCTTAGAGGGCGGCCTGCATCCGTCATACGATCCAGGCGATACCGGTCCATCCTTCGCCGAGGCCAGGCGCCAAAAAGAGCACCACCTGGCAGAGCTTCGACGGCTGGAACTGGAAGAAAAAAAGGGCATGCTCGTGCCGGCCGCAGAGGTGCAGGGCCTGCTTGAAAAACTCATCATGCAGGCGCGCACCAGACTGCTTGGCATCAAGGCGCAGGTGGCCCCACTGGTGCATGAGGCCATCGCCGACGCGGCACAGCGTGAGCGCCTGCTTTTCACTGTGGAAGAGATCATCGAGGGAACTCTGAAAGATTTGAGCGATGCAAAAATTCAGTAGTGCGGCCATCGATATATGGAACCAAGCCATCACCGCATGGCGGCCACCGCCTAAAATGACGCTCAGCCAGTGGGCCGACACGTACGCGTATCTATCCCCGGAATCGAGCGCAGAGGCCGGAAAATGGCGCTCCTTGCCTTACCAGGCGGGCATTATGGATGCCATCACCGACCCCTGTGTGGAGCGCATCACCATCATGAAATCCGCTCGTGTGGGATACACAAAAATAATCAACCACACCATCGGCTATCACGTGCACCAGGACCCGGCACCGATCCTTGTGGTGCAACCGACCATCGAGGATGCCGAGGGGTATTCCAAAGACGAAATCGCTCCAATGTTGCGCGATACGCCATGCCTGGCCGGCCTGGTGGCCGATGCCAGAACGCGCTACTCAAACAACACCATCCTGAAAAAATCTTTTCCAGGTGGCACGCTCATCATGGTGGGCGCCAACAGCCCGCGTGGTTTCCGGCGCATATCGGCACGCGTCGTGCTCTTCGATGAGACAGACGGTTACCCGCCAGGTGGCGCCGGCGCAGAGGGCGATCAGATCATGCTTGGCATCCGGCGCACTGAATATTTTTGGAATCGAAAAATCGTGCTTGGATCGACGCCAACCATCAGCGGTCTAAGTCGCATCGAGGACAGCTTCAACCAAAGCGATCAGCGGCGCTACTTTGTACCATGCCCGCACTGTGGCCACATGCAGGTGCTTAAGTGGCAACGCCTGACCTGGCCGAAGGGGCAACCCGAACAGGCGGCCTACCAGTGCGAGTCATGCGAAAAACTCATTGCACACAGTCACAAGCGATGGATGATTGAACGCGGAGAATGGCGGGCGACAAAGCCCTTCAACGGCCATGCCGGTTTCCACATTTGGGCCGCGTACAGCTACAGCCCAAATGCCACCTGGGCCAAACTGGCCGAAGAGCGCGAATCCATCGGCAAAAATCGCGACAAGTTAAAGACCTTCATCAATACCGTGCTGGGTGAGTGCTGGGAGGATCGAGGCAGCCAACCCGCCTGGGAAAACCTACACACACGCTGCGAACCATATCCGTTCATGGAAGTGCCGGCCGGCGCCTACCTGCTTACCTGTGGCACCGATGTGCAACACGACCGCCTTGCCGTGGTCATTCGGGCCTGGGGCCGTGGCGAGGCGTCATACCTGGTGTTCTGGGGCGAGCTATACGGCGACACCTCACAGCCCGAAGTGTGGGGGCAGCTGGATCAATTATTAAATCGAAATTACCGACACGCATCGGGCGCCGATCTGCAAATAGTCAGTGCTGCTATCGACAGCGGCGACGGCAACCGAACGCAGGTGGTCTATAACTTTGTCCGAACGCGCGGGCCGCGATGTTTTGCGGTCAAGGGCCAGTCGCAACCGGGCAAGCCGATCATCGGCCGGCCGCATGCTGTGGACGTGAGTTATCGAGGCACCACCATCAAGGCCGGCGTGCAAGTCTGGCCTGTGGGCAGCGACACAGGCAAATCAACGATTTACTCCCGCCTGCAGCAGACCAATGGGCAAGGCGTCTACCATTGGCCGATCGGCCTGGATGCCGACTACTTTCAACAGCTGACAGCCGAAAAACAGATCACAAAATATCACAAGGGCTATCCGGTCCTTGAGTGGCAAAAAATCCGCAGCAAAAACGAGGCGCTCGACTGTGAGGTATACGCCTACGCGGCAGCGATCCGGGCGGGGCTTCAAAGGATCAATTTTGAGCAATTAGAGCAACAGACCAGGGCCACAAAAACCACCACCACCAACACGGCACCATCGCGCCAGGCGCAGAGCACCAGATCTGCCCGGCCGGCAGTTTCTAGATCAAATTGGATGCAGAGGTAAAATAATGAAAGAAAGGCAGCAATATATACAGGTTTCGAAAGCTGCAAAAATGCTTGATTGCAGCGCCGAGTATGTCCACAAACTGATTGCAGACCGGCACCTGACAGCCATCAATGTTGGGGCTCGTATGACGCGCGTCAGTGTTGAGTCTCTAATGAATTTTATCAGGCGGTCAAGGGTCGATCCGGATAGCTATGCTCAGTGATCAAAGATGCCAGGTATTGCCATAAACAATCAAATCGGGATACAAAGTGACACCCACAGGATAGGGTCGCTCCCGAAAAGCCGGAAACCCTTTGCCGGCCTGCCTGTGGGCATATTCAAAGGGGCAGCCAAAAAGGGGGCTAAGATGGCAATTTTACAAGAATGTCCGGCCTGCAAGCGCAAACAATCCGTGAAAAAAAAGCGATGTGTTTCTTGTGGCCTGGAATTGGATGAGTTAAAAAAATCCCGACTGGTCAAATACTGGATTGATTTTAGATATCGCGATCCAAAGACCGGCAAGACCGTACAACGACGTGAGAGCGTCGAGGCCATGGAGGGGCTTCAAGGAAATTCCATTGCCGATGCACGCACAGCCCTTGCAAAGCGGTCGGTTCAGAAAGCAGAAAACCGGGTGCTCGATATCCTGCCTGAACACAAACTCACATTTTCAGAACTGGCCGATTGGTACTTGGCGTTAGAGTCTGTAAAAACACTAAAATCATACAAAACGGTAAAGGGATACATTAACAAATTCAAAGAGGCTTACGGGCAACGAATTGTGGCCGATATTTTACCGGCTGACCTTGAGGATTTGCAAGCCAAGCGCCTGGGGCAAAATTTAAAATTAAAAACCATTGACGATGAAATAAATTACGTCAAAACGATGGTCATCAAGGGCTTCGATAACGGCAAGGTCGGGGGTGATGCCCTTCGCTCTTTCCGGCGCGTCAAAAAATTGTTAAAGGGTCATGCCAATGCTCGAGACAGATATTTGACCATCGATGAATTTGCCCGGCTTCTTGAGGCCAGTCCGAACCATCTTAAAAATATTTTGACGATCGGGTATTGGTCCGGTATGCGCAAAGGTGAAATTACGGCGTTGACCTGGGATAAAATCGATATGAAGGGCCGCATGATCCGGCTTGAGGCCGAAGACACCAAAGAGGGGAAGGCCAAGTCGATCCCGATGGCAGAGGCCGTCTATCGGGTTATCCAGTCAATTCCAAGGTCTATTCACGATCCCCATGTGTTTCTCTATTACAGCAAGCCGATCACCAGGAATTTTAGCCAGGGGCTTAAATCTGCCTGCAAAAATGCGGGCATTGCCTGGGGGCGTGACGTGAAAGGCGGCTTTATTTTCCATGATCTACGGCACACCTTCGTCACTGATATGAGGCGAGCAGGTGTTGACCGTACCGTTCGAATGGCGATCACCGGTCACGCCATCCACGATATGGATCAGCGGTATGATGTGGTCGAAGAGTCGGATAAACTGGAAGCGATCAGGCGGCTTGAAAAGTATCGTTCGAAGGTGGCCTGTTTAACGAATGTTGACCAAACGTTGACTAAATCGGGTTTTTAA